GTGGGCAGGGAGAGGTCCCTGGAGAACAAGCGCAAGTCCCAGGTTGAGGAGCAGGGCGGGTTGTATTTTAAGCAGAAGGGATTGCCCGGGGTGCCTGATCGGTTGTTGCTGATGCCGGTGCCAGAGGAGCACCGGGAGCTGGTGTCGAGGTACGTGAGGTTCGAGGAGTTGAAGTCCAGTGTCGGCAAGTTGTCGCCGATTCAAGAGCGGGTCATTGGGTGGCTGAGGAAGCGGGGGTATGTCGTCGATGTTGTTGCGTGATTTTCAGATCGAAGCGATCAGGCGAGGGGCGCAGGGTAATTTGTACCTGGCGGCTAAGCCTGGGTCGGGTAAGACTGCGGTCGCCGTGCACCTGGCTACGGGTAAGACGTTGGTCGTCACGCCTAAGCGCGTGGTGCCACAGTTTGAGATTGAGGCGCGCAAGTGGGGGCTGAATTTGACGTTTGCGCATTGCATGGGCAAGGAGGATGCCCGTAAGGCTGCGCTGGAGGCTGATGCTGACGTGATCGTGGTGTCCCATGACCACTTCCCTTGGTTAGTGAAGAACGTTCCCCTAAAGGCCTGGCAATTCGATCTGGTGGTGTTCGACGAGGCCAGTCGTCTTCGCAATGGCGGGCGACAGGGTGCGGTTGGCTGGAAAGTTATGAACGAGATCCGGCGTAAAACAAAGTCCAGGTTTTTGCTGATGAGCGGGTCCCCGAGACCCGGCACAGCGCATGAGTTGTTTGCACCGGTGTTTTTGTTAGACGGTGGGGTTCGCCTGGGCAACACGCTGGGCGGGTTTCGCACGGCGTACCTTGAGCCGGCGAAGGTGGATCGATACACCGGCCAGGTGTTCAGCTGGCGCCTTCGCGAGGGCAAGGAGGCAGAGCTGTATGAGCGGATACGTGATCTGTTTTACGCGGTGTCTCCCGATCTTGGGCTGACGTATACCGAGATCGACCGGTGGGTGACGTTGCCTGCGTCGGTGGCCAGCCAGTGCCAGAAGATGGCCAGGTTTATGACTGCGGATTTTTTCGACGATGAGATTACCGCGGGCAGCCTGGGCGTTGTTGCCGGCAAGCTGGTCCAGATGTGTTCAGGCGAGGTGTTCAACGATGCCGGGGGTACCAGCGTTATCCACGATCAGAAGATCCAGGAGCTGCGAAGCATTATCGATGAGATGGACGGCGAGCCGTTGATGGTCGGGTATTGGTATACCCATGAGCGGGAACGGCTGCTGCGAGAGTTTCCAGGCGCGGTTGATATCACTACCGACGAGGGGCTTGAGGCGGCGAAGGCGGGCAAGGTGTCTGTCGCGCTGATCCATCCCCAGTCCGCTGGCCACGGGATCGATGGACTGCAGCAGCACTTCAGCGCCCTGGCGTTTTACACGTGTCCGCACAGCTACGAGTATTACGACCAGCTGATCAAGCGGATTGCGCGAAGCGGGCAGAGGGAGACGGTGAGGGTGTTCCGGATTGTGGCGAGTAACGGGATTGCGGACGTCCGTGTCCTTGAGGCGCTGGGGAGGAAGGAGCAAGAGCAGGAAGCGTTTTACGGTTTTCTTAACACCTGATTGCAGGCTGGGCAGATTGACTTGCCGCGTCGCCTGGATACCGCCCTGGATATCGCGGCCTGGCTGATGCCGACAAATTTGGCTGCCCGGTAAGCCGTCCAGCCTTTGTCCTGCATCAGGCGTAGCGCCTGGTCGGTTCGGTAGAAGGGCGAGCCTGTCGCCACCTCGATTTCGGATTCCGGTTCGGCGACTACGTAGACGTGTTCGGTGTCCCATTCGCCTGGGTTATTAGCCCAGACCTGAGCCTTCCACCGGCCGTCTTCCAGAGTGGCCGAGTACGCCTCGGCCTCCCCGGTTTCCATGTGAGCAATCAGTTTCTCGCGTACGTTGTCAGACCAAGGCAGGTCTAAAAATTCCTGTCGGTTCACGCGGCGACTCCTTTGAGCTGGCGCATACCTTCGGCCAACTGCCACAGCGCGCGGTTAAGCTTGACGTCCTGCTGAACGCCAGTAACCGGGCGGGTAGTCAACCGGCGTCCGGTCGAAGCACGTCCACCCTGGCCGCCTTTGATCAGGTTTTCCTGGACCACGTTGAAGGTGTTCCAGAGTGTAGGGGCGGCGTCTTGATGTCTGTGCGGCACCAGGATGCGTTCAGCAGATACCGGAGCGTTGTCGTCCCAACGCAGTTTCAAAGCTTCAGCAGCAAACAGGCGGCGTTCAGCTGGCAGCAGCTCGATGCCTTTGAACGCCTGCTTGCGGTCTTCGATCTCCTGCACGTTGCGTAGGATCTCGTAACTGCCTTCGATGACGTTGTCGACGACGTTGCCTGAATGGCGCACACGGACGTCTGTGTTGATGTCGCCGGCGATCAGGCCGTTGCTGCAGACAAAGCGGAAGTACCCTGCCAGGAGTTGATAAGAGCTGGCGCCGTCGTGACTGTTGATCAGGATGATCTCCGGCACTTCGCCTTCGCTAGTCAGCAGGCTGCGGTGACGCAGGCGCACCATGTGACGGGTAAATTCACGCTTACCGACGTCGCGAGTGCGGGACTGGCGAACCTCGTAAGGCGCGAAGCCTTCTTTCCACATACCGCGCAGCACGTCGATCGTGGGGATGAAGGTGTACTTATCCGAGCGGCTGTGATGCGCTTCGGTGGCCAGCACTGACGGAGCGTAGCGAGCGAACTGTTCGCCAGTGATAGGGGCGTTGCTGCGAAAAGCGTTGTCTTTCTGGCTGGACGAATATCTGTACATGGTGACCTCCTGGGTCGGACTCATCAGTACCGGCACATACCGGCAGACGCCTCGCGGCGTTTCGTCCTTATGCTGCGACCTGCTTACGTGCGGTCAGGCGGATAACGGTTGAGCCTTCGCCGATGACGGTGTTGGCTTCGACAGCGCTGCGGAATGCAAAGTTGTCCCAGAGAACGTCTTTCACAGCTGACCAGTTGGTCTGTTTGCGGCCGACTTGCTGGCTGACGGTAACGCGGAACATGTCTGAGTCGATCTCAGTCAAGCCGGTGGCCAGGATCTGAGCCTTGATTGCGTCTTCCTGATCTTTCAGGTCGGCGATTGCTGAGCGGAGCTGGGCTAACTTGTCTACCAAAGTTGTTGCTTTCATGCTGTCCTCCTGGGACTCGTTGTTGGGTGGAGCGAGGTCATTAAACTATGCTTGACAGTAACTGTCAACTGTTTTGTTGTAATCTGGCCAGCCCAGTTCTCCGTTTGATTCCTCCCACAGCGCGACCATCTCGCAGTGGTGGTTCTGGGCAAGTTCCTGGTCGCCGGCACATGCGGTGAGCAGGATGAGCAGGGGCAGCAGTTTCACTTTACACTCCGTAGGTGCTTCGGCACCGGCTGTTTGGTTTTCTCCAACACGATGTTGTACCCGAGTACCCGGGCAACCGGCGCCAGCTTGTCTATCCTCGGCGCGCCTGTCTTGCCTGCCTTCCAGTTGTACAGCGTGCCCCAGTGGCACCCGGCTTGGGTTGCGATATCACGCAGCCCTTCGTCGCTGTATTTCCACAATTCGTGGATGATATCCACGAATATTGCTTCCCGAGTGTCTTCGTTGAGTTTAAGTTTCATCGTGCTTCCCCTAACCGTCGGTAGTCAGTGTTTTCCTGCCAGGATGGAGTCCTGGATAGGGTTTGCCATTCGCCTGGACGGTGCGACAAACCTTTGTCGCGGAACTCCCACAGCGTCCAGGGCGTACTTGTGGTCATCGCGTCGGCCGCGTAAGCGGCCATCAATTCTGCGTGTGCGTGTTTCATGTTTGTGTCCTCCTGGGACTGGTGGTGGTTAAGCTAAAACTTGTACTTTGCCCAGCAGCTTGACTGCGCCCACTTCGCGCAAAGCGACACCGCCCACGTTGTACTGCTGCCGCTTTGCCCCGGTGCGGCTGCCATACCCGGTAGCGCCGTTGCCGCCGATGTCGATGACCTTAACCACACGCAGCCGCTTCGGGCTGATCGCCTCGGCCTGAGCCGTCACGACTTCTGAGCGCCAGCCTGCTGGCGTGTATACTGCAGTGTTGTATCTGATTTGCATTTTGTGTCCTCCTGGGACTTGTTTCGGCCTGCTGAGCCTCGTCAGTAGCGCAGCGTCAGCGCTATACAAGTTGCCGGTTTGTCCTGAGAGGCATCCGCCCCGGCTCCTGGTGTTTGGTCTGCGCCAGTCCGCAGTTGTTCGGTGTTGCAAGGCCATTACATAGTACTTAACAGTAACTGTCAAGCAATGTTTATTGATAATAATTTCTATCGATAAAGCAAAAACGATAGAAAAAAGCGAATTTAAAAACTGTTTTACTTCGCGCAAGGCTTGCATTTGCCCATTGACTCGGAGAAACTCCGATTTTGGGAGACCCCTTGTTGAGGACACACAAAATGGCACAAAGAATTGAGATCGAGATCGCTGACGACGGCGCTACATCCGTCACTGTGATGATGGACGGCGGAGATCCGCAGATGATGGAGTTCGCCAGCACCGACGAAGCGCTTGACGCGCTTGGTCAGTTGCTCGCCGGTGAAGAGCCAGGCGAAGACGAGATGTGGAACGAAGAAGCCGCGGCGCGTGAAGCCCAACCAATGATGGAGGAGATGATGTGATGAAGCAGAAAGACGTTTTCCGTATGGGCAGTGGTGGTCCTACTGGCAGCAACCAGACTCAAGGCAAGGGCGAGATCCCAGGCAAGGTCAGCGTGCCGATGCCAGGCACTAACGCAACGCAACCTGCGTACAAAAAAATTGGCAACACCGTTAAGTCCGTTCCTGGGTTCAGCGGTGGCGTGATTCCTGGCAAGGTGTAACGCATGGCCGGTCTGATACGTGACGCAGATCGCCGGCAGCACAACCGCAGCGCCGAAGTCGATGACGACGGCGCTCCGCTGCTCGCGACGATAAATGCTTTTGACGAGCCGATGACGCCCACGCGCGCAGACGGCCGAGGTCATGCAGGCCTGGTATCGGCTAAGCGTCCTGGCACGATCAACCTGAAGTCAGTCGCCCAGGCGTGTATCGACGCAGGGCTTGACCCGGCGCTGGAGATCGCCCGGGTGCTGTCGACGAAGGTGCCTGTGCTGGACAACAACGGCAACCCGAAGAAAGACAAAGACGGTCAGCCGATGATGGTCGACCTGATCGACCCGGACACAAAGCTTCGCACGCTGACGCAGCTGCTGGAGTACAACCAGCCTAAGCTTAAGGCGGTCGAGATGAAGATCTCAGGCACGCTGGATCTGACCAGCGAAGAGCTTGACCAGCGCCTGACAGCGATGCTGTCAAGGGCTAGAAAGTGAATGCCGTTCTGCAGGACATAGACATCACGCTGCTCAGTATCGATGAGCGCCGTGAGGTCTATGACCTGTTGAAGGAAAAGGATCTGCGCGAGAGGCGCAATCGCCTGGCCAGTTACAAGCCCTACGGCAAACAGCTGGAGTTCCACAACGCCGGGGCGGCGTACCGAGAGCGGCTGTTCATGGCCGCGAACCAGTCGGGCAAGACGTACAGCGGCGCCTTCGAGGTTGCCATGCACGCAACCGGTCGTTACCCGGACTGGTGGGCAGGTCTTCGATTTCCCCGGGCTACTCGCTGGATCGTTGGATCCGAATCTGCAGAACTCACACGTAAAGGCCAGCAGCGCCTGCTGCTCGGACCACCAGAGCTGCGCGAAGAGTGGGGAACCGGGGCAATACCGTACGCGTGCCTGGTAGACACTAGCACCCGGCAAGGCGTCGCTGACGCAGTGGCCAGCTGTGTCGTCAAGCATGTGTCTGGTGAGAACTCAGTGATCCAGTTCAACAGCTACGATCAGGGGCGCAGCAAGTGGCAGGCCGATACAGTTGACGGCGTGTGGATGGACGAAGAGCCACCGCAAACCATCTACTCCGAAGCACTGACGCGCACCAACGCCACCGGCGGGGTCGCGTTTGTAACGTTCACTCCGCTCATGGGTATGTCGGACGTCGTGCGTCGGTTCCTGCTCGACAAGCCGGACGGCACGACAGTTACCAACATGACCGTGCACGACGTCGAGCACTACAGCGTCGAAGAGCGTGAGCGGATCATCGCCAGCTACCCGGAGCATGAGCGCGACGCACGTACCAAGGGCATACCATCGATGGGTTCTGGCCGGGTGTTCCCCCTGGCGGAAGAGGCCGTCGCGATATCAGCTTTTTCCATACCTGATCACTGGCCGCGTATCGTCGGTATCGACTTCGGTATCGACCACCCAACGGCAGCAGTGTGGATGGCCTGGGATCGTGACGCTGACATCCTGTACGTCACCGACTGTTACCGGGTCAAGGACACCGGCATTGTCACTCATGCTGCGTCGATACGCTCTCGAGGCGACTGGGTACCGGTAGCCTGGCCGCATGACGGCTTGCAGCGTGACAAAGGATCAGGCCAACAGCTGGCCGCACAGTACAAGACGCAAGGCCTGGCCATGCTGAAAGACCGTGCCACTTTCGAGGATGGCAGCAATGGCCTGGAAGCGGGCGTTGCGCAGATGCTGGAGAGAATGCAGACCCGGCGCCTGCGCGTGTTCAGTCACCTGAGCGAGTGGTTCGAGGAGTTCCGCCTGTACCACCGCAAGGACGGTTTGATTGTCGCTAAGATCGACGACCTGCTTGCCGCAACCCGCTATGCTATGATGATGCGCAGGCACGCTAAAACCCAATCAGAAGCATCGTCCCGAGGGTTCTCCGCTCCGGTAATACCCTTCGACGTTTTCGACCCAGTGACAGGATATTGATGACATGCAGACACCCGAAGAGATGGAGCAGGACGGCACAGACGAGCGCATCAACCGCTTGCAGTCCTTTGGTCAAGCCCTCGGTCGGCAGAGAGATAACTGGATACGCGCCCGGTACGCACTGGGCGTCGACAAGCGCTGGGTCGAAGACGAAGACCAGTACAACAGCAAAGACAACGTAAACCGCGCAGCGTCACAGATGATGACCAGCGTGGAGCAGGGCTACCCGGTCACCACCAATCACGCCAAAGCGCATCGCTCTACCGTGTATATCGGGTTGACCCGGCAGAAGACCAATGCCGCTGAGGCGCGCATAGCAGACATATTGATCCCCACTGATGACCGTAACTGGGGCATCAAGCCCACACCAGATCCGACAATCAGTGAGCTGATCCGCGACAAGCAGATAGCGGTAGACCCATCAACCGGGCAGCCGGTCACTGACCAGGAAGGCAACCCGGTGCCAATGAAGATGGTCGCCCGGGCAATCCTGCGTGACGCGTCAGACAAAGCAAAGGCCATGCAGCTGGAGATCGAAGACCAGCTGGTCGAGTGCGACTACCTCGGTGAGCTACGCAAAGTTATCCATGACTCAGCCAAGCTGGGCACCGGCGTGATCAAAGGGCCGGTTGTGATGAACCGCATTCGCAAGGCCTGGAAAGAGATCGTTGACCCGGCTACCGGGGAAAGCGTCCAGGCGATGGTCATCGTTGAGGAAGAGGGTCCAGCCAGCGTGCAGATAGACCCGCGCAACGTGTTCCCTGATCCGGGCTGTGGCACCAACGTGCAGAACGGCAGGGGCATATACGAGCGCGAAGAGATGACGTCGCGCCGGGTAAAGGAGCTGGCCAAGCAGCCAGGCTACATGCCCGAACAGTTGCGCAAGGTGCTGGAGGAAGGCCCTAAGCGCAGCCACGCGATGCAAGAGATCCGCGACGAAGAGCAGCGCGACATTGCCGAAGACCTGTTTGAGCGCTGGGAGTACACCGGCGACGTAGACCACGACGACCTGGCCGCAGCGGGTATTCAGCTGCCCGAGAAGGACGTGCTCCGGACAATCAGCGCCACAGTGGTGATGATCAACAACACCGTCGTTAAGGCGTTCCTGAATCCGCTCGAAGACGGCTCACTGCCCTACGACTTCTTTGTGTGGGAAAAGTCTGGCAACAGTGTCTGGGGCTACGGCGTGCCGTACCTGATGCGTGCTCAGCAGAGAGTGCTCAACGCAGCCTGGCGGCAGATGATGGACAACTCTGGCGTGACCAGTGGTCCTCAGATCGTCGTCAAGCCCAGCGTCATCCAGCCCGCTGACAAGCAGTGGCAGCTGTCCTCGCGCAAGATCTGGTACGCCACAGACGACCTGGACGACGTGCGCAAAGCGTTTGCGTCGTTCGAGTTCAACAGCCACCAGGCTGAGCTGGCCAACATTATTGAGATGGCGATGGGGCTGGCGGACGCCGAGACTGGCGTGCCAACGCTGATGCAGGGCGAGAAAGGCACCGCTCCGGATACGGTCGGCGGCATGCAGATGCTGATGACCTCGGCCAACGTTGTACTTAAACGCCTGGTCAAGCAGTTCGACGACATGGTGACCAAACCGCACATCCGTCGGTACTACGACTGGAACATGCTGTACAACGAGGACAGCGCGATCAAGGGCGACTTCTCAGTCGACGCCAGAGGCAGCTCAACGCTGGTCGTGCGCGACATCCAGAACCAGGCGTTCCTACAGCTGCTGGCTGCAGGGGCTAACCCGGTGTACGGCAAGTACCTTGATCCTAAGAAACTGTTTGAGCGTGCGCTCCAGGCGCAGCACATTGACCCGGCAGAAGTGTTTAAGACTGACGAGCAGATCGAGGCGATTGAAGACGCTGAGCGTCAGGCGGCTGAGCAAGGGCAGAGCGAAGATCCACGTATTGCCGCGGCTAAGATCCGGGCGCAGACTGATGTCCAGCGCGTCCAGGCGCAGAACGAAGGCGACATGATGGAGCTGCAGACACGCCTGGATATTGCCCAGCAGCAGATAACTGCACGCCGGGAAGAGCGCGGGCAGATGATCGAGCTGGAGATGTTGAAATTGGCCAACGCGCAGAACATGTCGCTGGAACAGATCAAAGCCAAGCTTGGTGAGACCGCGATAAAAGAGCGTAGCAAACAAAGCTTGTTTGCTGCTGAGCGTAGACTGAAGATGCAGATGGGTAGCGGAATATGAGCAAGGGCATTATCCGAAGCGAGATGAAATGCAACGCACCTCGCTCGACGCCTGACCACCCTAAGAAAAGTCACGTCGTCAAAGCGTGTGCAGATGGAAAAGAGAAGGTTATCCGGTTCGGCCAGAAGGGCGTCAAAGGCTCCCCGGATGGCTCGGCCAGGAACAAGGCGTTCAAGGCGCGACACGCCAAGAACATTGCTAAGGGCAAGATGAGCGCAGCCTACTGGGCGGATAAGGTGAAGTGGTGAGCAAAGGTCTGTACGCGAACATCCACGCCAAACGTGATCGAATTAAACAGGGCAGCGGCGAGAGAATGCGCACACCTGGCGACGAAGGTGCACCAACCGCCAGCGCGTTTAAAGAGGCTGCCAAGACAACCAAACAGGCTAAGCGCACAGGCTTGCTTAGCAAAGCGATGAGGAGCTAGTGATGGCGACAGTACAGTTTTCAAGCACCAGAGATGGCGCGATTGTGGTGACGTGGGCAGCGATGGGCGGCACAGACGACGGCTCGCCGTTCCGTTTACCGAGCATGACAGACCTGACGTTTCAAGTGTCCGGCACTTTCGGCGGCGCAACTTGCACACTGCAAGGGTCTAACGACGGCACCACCTGGTCCACACTAACGCAAAGAGGCGGCTCTGGCGGCACGGCTATGGCGTATACGTCGGCGACAATGCACGCGTGTAACGAGAACCCTATGTTTGTGCGCCCTAACATTACCGGCGGCACGGGCAGCAGTATCAAGGTCGTTCTGGCGGCGTTCCCGCAATACGCTAAGACGGGGTACTGAGTATGAAACAAACGGGAATGATGGTCGCCATGATCTTTGTAGGACGAGATCTTGCGCACCGGCAGCACCTGCGCACCGGGTCTTACGCGGAGCACGTGGCGCTTGGCGCATTTTATGAGGGGGTGATCCCGCTGGTCGACGGTTTTGTCGAGGCGTACCAAGGGCGGTTCAATGAGCTGCTGGATATACCCCTGGTCGACAACGAATTTGAAGGCGAGATCAGCGACATCCTGGAACAGCAGATGGCGTGGATCGAAGACAACCGGGAGAAGATATGCCCCAGGAAGGAATCAGCGCTGAACAACGAGCTTGACACAATAGTGACTCTGTACCAGACCACTCTGTATAAGCTGAGGTTCTTAGCTTGACCTTCTCAAAGCATGTCTTTACCATTGATTTCAACTATCAAAACATAGAAAACGATAGAAATGATTAATCTACCGCCAGCTGAGTGGGCTAAGGTCGAGGCCTGGGCTAACAAAGAACTAGACAGCGTGCGCGTGAAGAACGATTCAATCGGTCTATCGCCGGAGGAGACGGCCGCATATCGCGGAGAGATACGTCTTCTTAAGAGAATAATCGACTTGCCCAACCGGGTGACTCGAGAAGTGGAGGCACCGCCGACGTCATTCTGACATCGCCGGGCCAGTTAGAGGTGGTTTAAAGCCACCCAATGACGAGATGACGGAGATACAAAGTGGCAAATGATGAGCAGTTGAGCGCGCAAGACGCGCAAAAGGCGTGGGACGAGGAAGCTAACCGAACGGACCCAGTAGAGCTGGCTCCAGACGCGCAACCGGAACCTGAACCTGATCTTGAACCAGAAGATCCTTTTGCTGGGTTGCCCCCGGCACTGATGGAGAAACTTAACAAGATCGACGATCTTCAGAGAGCCAACGAGGATCTCAAGAATCACGTTAAAGCAGCTGAGGGTCGAGTGGCCGCATGGCAGCGCGAACGGGATCAACAACGTCAGCAAGCTGAGATTGTTGCCCCAACGAAAGCTGAAGTGAGCACGGCCAGTGCAAACCCGGAGAAGTGGAATCAACTTAAAGATGATTTCCCTGAGTGGGCTGAAGCAATGGAGGAGTACGTCTCTTCTCGCGTAGGACAGACTGGGCAGAACGTTTCGTCCGATCAAATAAACACTTTGATCGAGCAACGTACTGAGCAGATCCGTAACGAAACGAGAGAAGCCGTTGAGTACGCCAAACTAGAGACCAAGCACGAAGACTGGAAGGAAACCGTTAACAGCCCAGAGTTCTTGAGCTGGATGAACGAACAGCCGGTCAGCGTGTACAACCTGATTGACAGCCCCAAGGCTGCCGACGCGGTTAAGATTCTTGATCTCTACAAAGGCGCGAAGAAGACTCCGGTATTGTCTACAGTTGACCAGATTAAAAATCAACGTAAGGCCACGCTTTCCAATGCGCTATCGACCAAGCCCGGGGTGTCACGCCAGTCTAAGACCATTGACTCAATGACCCCAGAAGAACTTTGGAACTACGAAGCCAGGCAGCTTAAGAAACGTCAAGAGCAGCAGGGTTTTTAACAATCAATCATAGGAGTCTTGCCAAATGGCAATCCAAAATTACGGTACAGTCGCGTCGCGTAACCTTATTCGCGCCGCTCAAGGTATGCTCGAACACGCTCAACCCATCACAGTGCTTGGTGACTTCGGTACCCAGCGCGAGATGCCAATGAACAGCACTGACACGCTGGTCTTCCGTCGTACGCTGCCGTTCGGCGCGTCTGCTGTTGGTACCACAATTGAAGGCACTCAGCGTTACGCTGGCACGCCGAACATTGACGCTACTAACTTCGTCCTGTCTGAAGGCGTAACGCCAAACAGCAACACTATCAGTTTCCAGGACGTAACCGTCCAGCTGCAACAGTACGGTATTCTGTTTAAGTACAGCTCCAAAGTTGAACAGCTGTACGAAGACGACATCCCTGGCGAGATGGTTAAGCTGACCGGCGAGACCATGGCAGAAGTCATGGAGATGGTTCGTTACGGCGTACTGAAAGCCGGCTCCACGGTGATCTACGCTAACGGCACTACCCGTGCTGGCATCAACACCGCTATCAGCCTGAACGCTATTCGTAAGGCTGCGCGTACTCTCGAGAGCAACCGTGCTCGCCGAGTGACCAGCCGTCTGGCTCCTGGCGTTAACTTCGGCACCCGTGCCGTGCAGCCCGCGTTCATCGTGTTCTGCCACACTGACGCTGTTGCTGACGTGCGTAACCTGCCAGGCTTTACCCGCGTGGAAGAGTACGGCAGCTTCAAGCCTATCCACGACCGTGAGATCGGCGCTTGCGAAGACTTCCGTTTCATCAGCTCTCCGCTGCTGAAGTCTTTCCTGGCTGCTGGCTCTGGCACGCTCAACGGTATGCTGTCTATCGCCAACGCCAACGTTGACGTATATCCGTTCCTGGTGATCGGTGAAGATGCATGGGGACAAGTTGCACTCAAAGGCATGTCCGCGATCAAGCCTGTAGTTCTCAAGGCTTCTCAGACCAACCACGCTAACCCGCTTGGCCAGTTTGGCTACGTGGGCGCTTCGACTTGGTTTGCCAGCGTGCGTCTGAACGACGCGTTCATGGCGCGTATCGAAGCCGGCGTAACTGCCCTCTAACCCCTGGGGCGCTTTTAACTGAGCGCCCTGCCTTAATTTGAGGATCGCAACATGGCAGAAAGTATTAAACAACGTATGCCGAAGATTCCGGATCTGCTCACCTCGCGTGAACTGACTCCCTTGCTTCTGGCAATGCAAGCTGACATCGCCGCACTGTCTACATCGTTGAATCAGTTGCGTACTGACTACAACGCTGCGACGGTTCCTACCACGGCGACGGCAGTCACCCCTAACATCACTGCATAAGGAGACACTTTCATGTCTTATAATATTGAACAGATTAACAGTGGCTACGTGTCGCTGATTTCCGGAGCGATTGCTGCCGGTACTAACGCAGGTACTTTTAAGACTACTGTTGCGGTGACGTACACCAACAACGGTATTTTTAAATCCAAAGCAATCACTGACAACTTGGCGTTTTCCGCTGGCCACACGGCTCTCGGCAATAGCCAGGCTTGTTTGTTCGGTTTGTTCCTGGACACTAGCGGCAACGTGACTACCTCACAGGGTATGATCGTAGCAGCTGGCGACCCTTGCCCGGTGCCAAACGCCCCGGCTTCTAACCTGACTCCGTTCGGTTTGATCAAGGTTAGCACCAGTTCCAGTCAGACCTTTACCCCGGGCACTACAGTACTCGGCACTGGCAACACTGCGACGTTTACCAACATCGCATCAATGCCAGGCAGCGCGCAGTAACAAACGCCGTCAGCTCTCCCCCTTTTTTCCCTTTTAGGGGGGAGAGTTTTTGACGAGTCATTGGTAACGGTGACTCGTCCTTTTTGATGGCAATTCCTATAACAACGGAGAATGCAACGATGGCGAACAATAAGATTGATATAATTGATGACAGTGAGATCGTAGAGTCGGTCACCGGCAACCGCGATTTTAAACAATTGTTGAAAGACGAACAGTTTATGGAAGAGATGGTGGTCGTTATGATCCACCCAACGAGTGCCGAGAACGACGTGCCCTACGCGCACTTAAACGTAAACGGCATGAACCAAATTGTACCTCGGGGTCAAAATGTAGCGATTCGACGAAAGTATGTTGAAGTTTTGGCGCGCATGAAAGAAACTCGATACAGTCAGGTAACGCCTAATCTTTCTGAACCAGACAAATCACACTTGATCCCAAGGCACGGCCTGGTGTTTCCTTTTGTGATCGTCGACGACAAGAATCCGAAAGGTCGGCCTTGGTTAGACCACATACTTGCTGAGCGTGATTAATGAATTTTTTGCAGCTGATAAACCGAGCAAGACAAGAGTGTGGCGTTACAGGTCCTGACCTGACGACGGTCACCGGCTTGACCGGCGAATCGCAGCGATTCTATAACTGGATAAACTCAGCTTGGGTTGATATCCAGACCGCGCACGAAGACTGGCAGTACATGCGCCAGACTTTTCAGTTTAATACTGTCGGTGGCCAGTGGCAGTACACGGCGGCTGAGGCTGGCGTAGGTTCAACGTTTGCTAACTGGAAGCGAGACAGCTTCAGAGCCAGCTCGGTAGGTGCCAACTACGGCGACGAGCAGCTGCTGAACTTTATGGAATGGAACACGTTCCGTAATTTGTACCAGTACGCGAATATGCGAAACACGCAAGCCCGGCCGGTCGTGGTAACCATCGTTCCGCCAAACAAAGACCTCGGGTTTGGATCAATTCCAAACCAGCCGTTTGTTATCGTCGGAGAGTATTACCGTAAGCCCACTGAGTTTACTACCGCTACTTCTGAGCCAGACTTGCCTTTGCGTTTTCACGCCATGATTGTTTACCGGGCGATGATGTTCTACGCCGGGTACGAGTCTGCCCCTGAAGTTTATCAGCGGGGAGAGCTGGAATTTAAACGGCTCATGAACCGCCTTGAAATTGACCAGCTGCCCGATATGGTCAGCGGTCCTCCTTTGGCTTAAGGAGCACTTCGTGTCCACCCTGCCCACAATGCCTAAAGTCCAGTACGACCTGATTAGGTTGCAGGGCGGGTTCGACCAGGCCACGCCTACGCTGTCTTTGCCTCCCGGGTTTGTCAGACGAGCGGCAAACTTCGAGGCGGCTATCACCGGCGGGTACACGCGCATTGCCGGCTACGAAAGGTTCGACGGGCGCCCGCGCCCCTCTGACGCTATCTACGACGTGTTCGAGTGCACCCTTACAACCACCGTCGCGGTAGGCGCTGTCTTGACCGGGGTCACTTCAACTCGAACGGCAGTGGTTATCGCGGTAGACGGATCCAATTTAATTGTCACCAAAGAGAGCGGCGACTTTACGGACGGCGAAGCGCTTACCGTATCGGCGGCGCCCGTTGGTACGCTGATTGGCCAGATAGGTATCGTGGCGGATGGTTTAACCGACGCCACGTACCGTAACCTGGCGGCCGGTGCGTACCGCAGCGACATAACTGTTGTGCCGGGCGAAGGTCCAATTCGCGGCGTTTTCCTGTACGAAGGCACGGTGTACGCGTTCCGTAACAACGTCGGCAGCACCGCACTGGCCCTGTACGAGTCAAGCGCGAGCGGGTGGACTGCTGTACCCTTTGGCTTTGAGCTGGGGTTCAACACAGGCACCGCTGAGATCTTCGTGGGTAACACGGTCACAGGGCAGACTAGCGGAGCCACCGGAGTGGTGGCAAAAGTTATTATTGAGTCTGGGAGTTGGCTGACCAGCGACGCTGCGGGCAGGCTGATACTTAGCTCCACAACCGGGACTTTTGTAGCGCCTGAACACCTACGAGTTGGCGGGGTAACAAAAGCCCACGCCACCGGTGCGGCGACGGCTATAACCCTGGCGCCTAATGGGCGCGTTGAGGTTGTTATCGGCAACATAGGCGGAGGCGTAGCTAACTACCTGGCCTACGGCTGCGATGGCGTAAACCGCGCCTGGGAGTTTAACGGCACTACGCTGGCGCCTATTAACACCGGCATGGCTGTTGACACCCCTGGGCACATTGCAGTGCACCGGCAACACCTGTTCCTTACATTCGGCGCGTCGCTGCAGTTCTCTGGACTCGGGTTACCGTTCCAGTGGTCTCCTATACTGGGCGCGGGCGAGATCGCCATGAACGCCGTGATCACAAACCTGCTGCCTTTGCCGGGCGACCAGTCGAGCGGATCGTTGGCCGTGTACACCCGTAGAGACACCTCGGTGTTGTACGGCACGTCGTCGGCTAACTTTGCGCTTAGCACGTTCAACACGGGCACCGGCGCAGTGGCTTACACTGCGCAGACGATGGACCAGGCGTACGTGCTGGACGACCGCGGCGTGATAAGCCTGAACACCAGTTTAAACTTCGGCAACTTTTTGCCCGCGTCATTGACCATGAACATCCGCCCGTTCATGCAGCCCCGTATTAACTTGGCTACAGCCAGCACGGTGAACCGAGAGAAGGGGCAGTACCGGATGTTTTTCAGTGACGGGTACGGACTGTACCTGACTATCTTGAACGGCCGCTTGCTGGGCGCTATGCCCGTGCAGTACCCACATGTGGTTAACTGCGCCTTTGAAGGCGAAGACCAAGCAGGCGGGGCGCGTATGTTCTTGGGCGCTACAAACGGTTTTGTTTACGAACTTGATAGAGGCACCAGCTTTGATGGCAGTGCCATCGCGGCGTCCATTGGTCTGCCATTCAACAGCATTAACTCGCCCAGAATTTTAAAGCGGTACAGAAAAGCCAGTGTTGAAGTCACCGGCGACGCGTACGCGGAGTTCCAGTTTGGCTACGACCTGGGGTATCGGAGCCGATACTTCACCCAGGACAGCGACTCGTCGCATGAGAACGACCTACGGGCTAGTTACTGGGACGAGTGGATCTGGGACGAATTCGTGTGGGACGGGTCTGACATCGCCCCGTCTGAAGTTGAAGTTCGCGGCACCGCGGAGAACATAGCTATTCGGGTATCCAGTGTGTCGGAGCTGCTCGAGCCTTTTACTGTTAACAGCATAATTGTCCACTACACCCTTCGCCGAGGTCTGCGATGACAAACAGTTATTACAACGGCGGCACGGTTCCTGCGCCCAACGCCCCTGGCGCGTCTGTTGCTATCCGAAACGAATTCAGCCTTATCACCCAGGCGTTCAATAAGCTGCCTCCGTTAAGCGGCGGTGGAATCGCTGGGCAAGTATTGATCATTAACCCGGCAGGTACCGGGGTGATTACGACAGGCACGATAACCACGGTCAACATCAGTGGGGTGCAGATTAACAACACGACAATCGGTGCGACGACGCCCAACTCCGGCGCGTTTACGACGCTGTCGTCTACGCTGGGATACACCGGTAACGTAGTGGGCAACATTACGTCAGTAGGGGCGTCGTCTTTTTCGTCGGCCACTATCACCGGCGGTACCATCAACGGGGTGCCCATTGGCGCAACCACGGCGTCGACGCTTAGAGGCACCAACGTTACCGCTACGGTGGGGTTCTCGGGTCCTTTGACAGGCAATGTTACCGGTAACGTTACCGGAGATCTGCTTGGTAATGTCACCGGTAACGTTACCGGAGACTTAACCGGTAATGTCACCGGTAATGTCACCGCGGCCAGTGGGACGTCAACGTTTACCAACGTCACTATTAACGGCACGCTGGATATGAACAGCGGCACGGCCGGCACTATAACCGGGCTTGCCACACCGGTTAACAACAGCGACGCCGCGAATAAACTGTACGTCGATAACTCCGTCCAGGGGCTAGACGCCAAAGCGTCTTGCCGGGCTGCAACGACCGCGAATATTACGTTGAGTGGAACGCAAACGATAGACGCCGTGGCGGTAACGGCCGGCCAGAGAGTGTTGGTCAAAGACCAGAGCACGGCGTCTCAGAACGGCATTTACTTGGCTGACGCTGGCCCCTGGACCAGGGCGCCTGACGCGGACACCTGGGACGAACTGGTGCATGCGTTTACCTTTATTGAGGGTGGCACGGCCAACGGCAATAACGGTTTTGTGTGCACCGTGGCGCCAGGCGGCACGCTGGGTTCTACCGCGGTAACGTGGGTGCAGTTCAGCGGCGCCGGGCAGATCACTGCTGGCACGGGTATGTCGAAGACCGGCAACACGCTAAACGTAAACACTGCGTCCGCGTCCAGGATTGTAGTGAACGCCGACGACATCGATTTGGCGGCAACAGCAATTACGCCTGGCACGTATAAGTCCTTGACGATCGATGCGTACGGCCGTGCTACCGGAGGCACTAACCCTACCACCCTGGCCGGGTTTGGTATTACCGACGCGTACACGATCACGCAGATCGACAACTTGTTCGGCAGCACAACCGCAGCGGCTGCTTCTGCGGCAGCGGCAGCGGCTTCTGCAGTAGCGGCTTTAGCCAGCGAAGGCGCAGCAGCTGGCAGCGCCAGTGCGGCGGCAGGCAGCGCCAGTGCGGCGCTGACGAGCGCGAACAACGCTGCGGCAAGCTATGACGCGTTTGATGACAGATACCTTGGCGAAAAAGCAAGCGACCCCTCCGTAGACAACGACGGCAATCCGCTGATCACGGGGGCGTTGTATTTCAACAACGTCTCAAACGCGATGAAGGTTTACAACGGCGTATCCTGGCAAAACGTTGCCCCGGTAGCTACAAGCATAAATGTGGGCACCCAGGTTACTGGCATCCTAAATGTCGTCAACGGCGGCACAGGCGCGTCTACGCTTACAGCCAACAACGTGATCTTAGGTAACGGCGCTTCGGCGGTTAACTTTGTTGCGCCGGGTACTATAGGCAACATCCTGACGTCTGACGGCACAACGTGGGCTTCGGCACCGCCGTCCGCATCAGGGGTCTCTACCGCTAAAGCATATTTCTTTTCTGGGTTTTGAGGATTAACAAATGCCATCTGGAACATTAGGTCAGGCTTCACTAGCCGCAGATACAAACACTACTGTTTACACGGTTCCTGCGTCAAAAGTAGGGTCTGTTTCAGTTACAATATCCAACACGAACCCATTTACGCCAGCGGTAATTCGGCTTGCGGTTGCGGCGGCATCTACGCCATCTGCGGCTGAGTACCTTGAGTTCGACACCGTTCTGCCTGCTGGGTCAGAGTTTGAGAAAACAGGGGTGGTGCTGTCTGCCAATAAGAACCTTGTGGCGTACTCAACGACAGGCAACGTATCTGTGAATGTCTACGGTTTTGAGGAATAAAAAATGACTACTACGATTACACAAAATTCCAATCAATCGGTTATCCCTGTAACGGTGACAAACAATGTGACCAAAGGGGACTATGTATATCAGTACGGGGCTAATATTGGCTGGCCTAAGCCAACAAACGTGGGTGCTGGGCCTACTACTTTTTTGCTAAACCCAACGCTGCAGTCATCAAATGTTGCCACAGCCAATGCTAAGTCTATAACTACAAGCCCAATGGCTGAGGTGTATACATACACGGGTTCAACTCTGGCTCAGAACGCAGTAACCACAGCAACAACACAAGTAGACGCAAGCGCAACCCAGGTGTCAAAAAGCTTTGGTTTGGTCAGCGGTAATTTTGTAAGCCTGTTTATGTCCGCAACAAACACTCTAAGCGCAAAGGTGTTTAATGAGGCTGGAGTGCAGCAGGGATCGACACTAACTTTAGCAACCGACTGCACTGCATCAGGAACAGGCCGAACGGCAGCAAATAGGTTTTCAGGCTGTGGGATGGCAGACGGCGGCTACGTTGTTGTGTATAAAAATACGTCCACCTTTGTTGGCATCGTAAGAGTTAACTCTAGCGGCGCGATTACGTTTGGCCCAGTGGTTATTAGTCCATCTCACCAAGTAAACGCGGAGATACCCAAAGTATGCCCTACTATCGCTGGGGGATATTTAATAACTTTTATGAATGGCAATAGTACCGTAGGAACTGCAATGTATTCAGCCAGCAACGTGTACAACACTGGGTCACCATCTACATTTAACCTTAGTAGCTATAGCCCAAGCTACGGTATGGGGCAGGTAAACGAGGCTTTTCAAGTACCGTTAATTTTGCAAAACGGTGCTATTTTAATTTTATTTAACGCCAGTGGGTGGGAAAGCGGCTACAGCTATACCTATAACCTGTTTATGTCTTTTGTCCTTAACGGCACTGCTACATCAGTGGTTAACTCCGCTGCAACGGCTAGTGTGCAAACTGGAAATGGAGCACTTGATCCTTTCCTTGCGGCTTGCGGATCAGTAACAGACCCGTCTAGGTGGTTTGCTTTTGGCTCGTTTGATTGGGCTTCGCAGCCTTACTTTTATTCTGGGACTACAACAGGAGTAACCGCTAGTATCTCTTCTAGTGCTAATTTGCTCGGACAATTTGGCCAAGTTCAACGACAAACAGGGATTGCGCCAACTGTTGATGGGAACGTAAATGTATATGCGTGGAACGTCTCAAATCAAATGCAAGTCGGTAGATACAATACGGGAGGGGCAGCAGTCTCCGGCGGGTATGTGGTTTTAACTACCGTTGGTACAAGTTCTACGTATTCCTTAGACGTCTTTAATATTGGGTGGAAAACTTTAGTCAACTTCACCCCAAATACAACTAGCATACCGTCTTTCTTGATTCACCAGACTCAGAATCTGGCTAACGGAATCTCATTTGCAAGTACGCCTTATACCCCAGCGCAGAATTATTACCTGATCGGTGTGGCGCAAAACACGGCGACTTCTGGGAACACGTGCTGGGTGCAGACAGAAGGGGTTGCACAGCTTGGCGCAGGCTTTGCGTCAGGTAACCTGCTGTTTGATTATGTCGGAAGCCCGACTAACTCAACAGCTAAGAGCGCGATTAAAGGTAACTCAGGCACTACATCAGGAACCTCTGTAATTCTAAAAGGGCTTAAATAATGTCTATAAGCAATCCTATCACTGGAACATTTGGTACGGGTAACGTCAGATTCTTTGCAGGGTTACCCAGAGTCGCTGGTGCTTCGGTTTCAAACTTTGTAGTGCCAAGCGGAATTTCGTCTGTGCGAGTCAGGCTCTGGGGGGCGGGTAATCAGAATGGAACCTCCAGCGGTTTTGCTATCAAAACAATTTATGGGTTGACCGAGGGTCAGACAATAGTTGTTACCGCTGCTAATGCGCCTTCTGGGTCAACGGTAAGGTCAGACTCATCGTTTGGTTCGTTTGTTTCCGTTACCGGCGGCGAGGCATTTGCTACAGGTCTTAGAGGGACTGGGGTTGGCGGGGACATAAATTATCTCGGTGGTTTGCCTTTTGCTTCTGGTCAAGCAGCCGCAGGAACGGCTAACGTATTTGGCAACGCATCTGATGGCGCTAACGTAAGTAATGGCGTAGCTGGCGTATCTGGAGCTGGGTCTGTTCAAGGCACAGATTCCAACCCATCTCAGGGCGGGGACGGTATATACGGGCGAGGCGGGTTTACTTATTTTGCCAGCAGTTTTGGTGCAAGTTTTACACTGCCAACATCAGGGCTTGATTCGACAGTGCTAAACCTTGACGCAATAGGCACTGGCGGCGGCGGCGCAAATAGACAGAATGGCATAAACGGCGGCGGTGGTGGCAATAACGGCATGGGCGGGTTCCCTGGCGGCGGCGGTGCAGGCACTACTGCTGGCTCTGGTCTTGTAATAGTGGAGTGGTAAACATGAGATACGCAAAAGCGGTAAATAACATTATTGTTGGTATTTATGATTCACCAGCCGGATTTACAATTTACGATTGTTTCCACCCATCGTTGGCCTGTGAGTATTTTGAAGCTGACGAATCTATCCAGCTTGATTATGTCTTGCAGGAAGATGGCACTTGGGCTGCGCCTCCTGTCGTAGAAGAAACGCCTGTCGTAGAAGAAACGCAACCAGAGTGAGGTAGATCATGCCTGAATCAACCATCATTGACGCATTGATCGCAGCAGCCGGCGCCGTGGTTGCGTGGTTTGTGAAGTCCACGCGCGAGGACAACCGAGAGCAAGATCGCAAGATTGAAACTCTACAGCGGGAACAAGCTGCTTTGTTGAGCCGAGAAGAATTCAGGCAGGACATGCACATGCTGCGCCAAGAGATGAATGCCAATTTCGACAAGGTCTTTTCCAAGCTGGATAAGAAGGCTGATAAGTAATGATTGATCCTGTCTCCGCGTTAGCCATAGCAACATCTGCCTACAAAGTCCTGAAAAAGGGCATTGAGATGGGCCGTGAGCTGGAGGATATGGGCGGTCAGCTTGGCACATGGTTCAAAGCCGTCAGCGATGTTAAGAACGCTGAGGAGGAGGCCAAAGACCCGCCGCTTTTTAAGAAACTAATCTTCAGCGGGAGTGTCGAGCAAGAGGCGATGCAAGCCCTGCTTGCTCGCAAGAAGATTGAGCAACAGGAAAAAGAGCTGCGCGAGTTAATTGTCTGGCGGTGGGGTGTCGAAGAATACACCGCCATGATGCGCGACCGCGCAAAGATTAAAGATACGCGGGAGAGAGCGGTACTGAACCAGCGGCGCAAGATGCGCAAGCTCATCCAGAACACGCTGACGATCGGCGCCATACTGGGTTTGGTGGGCGCAATAGTGGCATTTGGGGTTGGCATAATTTTAAACTTGGGGTAACACATCATGATGACATTAGTATCTACGCTTCTGGGCTTTGCCTCGGGCGGCCTGCCGAAAGTGCTGGACTTTGTTCAAGACCGCGGCGACAAGAAGCATGAGCTGGCTCTGATGGCCGCACAGCGTGAACGTGAGCTTGCCCTTGCCAAAGAGGGATTCATCGCGCAAGCCCGCGTAGAAGAGATCAAGACCGAACAGATCGCGATGCAGACCCAGACTCAAGAGCGTCTCGGTATGTACAAGCACGATATGAAGATCGGTGAAGGCGCCAGCACCTGGGTGATTAACCTTCGTGCCAGCGTGCGGCCGGTGGTCACCTACTTGTTTGTTGGCCTGCTTATCGTCGTTGACGTAGCTGGAATCTGGTACGCGTACAGCACCGGCGTCGCGTTTGCCGAAGCGATGGACATGGTCTTCAGTGACGACGAAATGTCGATCCTTGCGGCCATCATTGCATTTTGGTTCGGCAGCCAGGCGTTCGCTAAAAAATGACAATATCCGAAGCGGGTATCCAGCTAATCAAATCTTTCGAGGGCTGTCACAACAGCCCCTATAAGTGCCCTGCTGCGCTGTGGACAATTGGGTATGGCCGTGTTCTGTACCCAGACCAAGCGCGGCTGAAGAACAACGAGAGAGCCGGCTACCCACTACGCGCAGAGCACAACCGGGTGTTTGCTAATGATGAGATTGATGCGTTACTTGAGGCGGATCTACAACGCTTTTCGGACGGGGTACTACGACTATGTCCTGCTACTGCTAATAATCAGTGCCACCTGGACGCAATTACGAGCCTTGCTTTCAATATTGGATTAGGTAACTTACAGTCAAGTACCCTAAGAATGAAGTACAATCGCGAGGATTACGAGGGCGCAGCCGACGAATTCCTCAAGTGGCGCAAAGCAAACGGTGTTGTGCTAAGAGGACTGGAGCGGCGCAGAGAAGCCGAGCGAGCACTGTTCTTAGCCGGCGGGTAACCTTAAACAAAATACGAGTGAACACATTATGGCCGCACAAAACCCGTACCAATTAACAAGCGCCGAGCAACAAGAGATTCGTTCCTGGGCGACTAACCGCGGGCTAGATCCGACCGCGCAGTTGAACGAGGCCAACCAGCTCTTTATCGGCAATCGACTGGCGTCGGCCAATCAGCTGCGCGATCTTGTTGAATCGCAGATGGCTAAGGACCCGACTGGAAAAGCGGGCATCTCCGACATGTACGGGGCGGCTAACGCAGTCTCAAGTTACTCCCCTACGCTGGTGGACACGTCTAAGATCAAAGCCGCTACGACCACTAATCGCACGCCCACTACGCTTGATACATCTACGATGAAAGCTGCGGATGTCTCGGGCTACGACCCCACCACAATTGACACCAGCAAGATTGGTAAAGCCCAGGTCAAGGATTACACGCCTACTACGGTTAACCCTGCGGACATCGCTACTGCGGCGACTGTAAAAGCAGGGGTCCAAGGTTACGACGCGACCGGGTACACGTCTAAGAGCTACACGCCGGAGACGTACACCGCCGAAGGGTATGACCCGACAAGCCGAGAATACAAGACTTACGACGCCAAGCAAGCTGACCAGACAATGTTAAATGTAACACCTGACCAGCTGGTAGAAGACCGCATTCAGGGTCTGCTCAAGAAAGGCTCTCCGCTGCTTACGCTGCAGGAAACAAAAGCCCGGCAAGGTATGGCTGGCCGTGGACTGCTCAGCTCCAGCATGGCGGAGGGCGAGGCACTGCGGGCGGTAACAGAGAGCGCGCGAGACATCGCTACGTCAGACGCGGCCACGGTAGCTAGGGCTGCGCAGATTAACACCGAACAGGCTAACACCCTGGCGCAGTTTAACGCCCTGCAAATAAATGCGGCTGAGTCTTTTAATGCGAACGCCGCTAACCAGGCTTTGTCGGACAATCAGCGGGTCATCAACAGTGCAGCTGAATTCCTGGCTAACTCCAGGAATGCGGCCGCCGCGAATAATGCTACCTCCAGAAACAACGCGTACGCGTTTGCAGCGCAGGCGGCTAACGAGGCAAGCGCTGCTTTGGCCTTGGCGACAAACAACGCCAACGCGTTTAAGGCGCAAGCGGCCAACGCGGCCAGTGCTGCGGAAGCCCAGGCTATTAACGCTGCTGCGGCCGACGCGACAAATGCAGCTAACCGTGCCAGAGAGCTTAACGCTGCGGCGCAGACTGAAGCAGCCAGAACCAAAACAATTGCGCTTAACGCCGCTGAGGCTGATTTGGTCTCGGCGACTAATCGTGCAGCAGAGCTTAACGCCGCCGCCAAAACCGACGCGGATAGGGTTAAAGCTGACGCTCTCAACGCCGCTGCGCGGGAGGCTACATCCGCGCTTAACCGGGCTAACGAGGTTAACGTTCTGGCGCAAAACGATGCCAGTGCGGCCAACATTGACGCTAAGAACAGAGCTGAAGCCGACGCATTACTCGCGGTCAACCGTGCCAATGAGCTTAACGCTGCTGCGCAAACAGCTGCAGCTCAAAGCAAGACAGAGGCAGAAAACAAAGCAGCAGATACGGCGCGCTTAATCGCGGCCGACAAAGAAGTTGCTGCGTTAAACACCAAAGCCCAGCAGCTCTCTACGGCCACTACGCAATCGGTAGCCGTCATAGAGAGCATGGCCGACAACATCACTAAACTGAAAACGTCTGGCGACTTTGACACGACTACCGCTGAGGGTCGAGCAGCTTTAGACGCTGCGGTTAAAGAACAAAAGGACAACGCGAAGACCACATTAACGTTGCTGGAAAAGCTGACCAGCGTTCCAGGTTTGTCTGATCTCGTAAAGTTTGATACGCCGGCGGCTAACAACACTGCTGCTGCTAACAACACTGCTGCTGCTAACAACACTGCTGCTCAGGCTGCTGCTCAGGCTGCTGCTCAGGCTGCTGCTGCTGCGGGGGACTATGACGCCGCGGGCGTAGACGCTACCGACAGCGGGCTGATTAGAGCGGGTATGCGCCCCTGATGAAACTAACCAGGAAGCAGCTTCTAGCCCCGTTGGATTTGCCGTATGGTTCTCTGGACGAGTGGGACGCGGTGCCACTGTTAATCGATAACAAGCACGCCGGTACGTTGATCGTGCGAGGGATGGAGGTTCACTTTGCTTTTACAAAGAAACCTACTATCTGTGTTCGACGAGCTGGGCGGGAGATGCTGGCACCGGTGCTTGATAAGTTCGGCATGCTAACCACCAAGGTGCCAAAAGACATGACCGATTCAAAGAAGTTTGTGCAAAGGGTGGGGTTTAAACCTACCTGGCAAGACGAGGATTTTGACTACTACCTGCTCACCACGTTACCGTGGGAGCGCAAAACAAAGGAGGCTTAACATGCCACCCATAGTCGCTGCTGCTGCGGCAGCATTTACCACCGTACAAGGCGCCGTTGCCGCCGCTGGAATTATGAAAAGCATGGCTGTGGCGGGCACCGCTATGTCCGCTTTGGGCGCGGTAACCAAGAATGAAAAGCTGATGAAGATCGGTGCGGTGGTAGGCACGGTCGGCTCCTTGGGCACCATGGGCGCATTCGGCCAGGGCGCCAAAACGCTTGGCATGAACAGTAGCGCAAGAGCTGCAGCCAACGCTGCTGCTGCCGCTCCGGCCGCTACGCAGACTCTATCCAGACAAGCGCTGAAACCTGGCGCTGGCGTTCTGGACCCGGCCTTTGGCGGAGGAGCGGTTCAGCAGCCCGGGCTGTTAAGCCAGACCATGCAGGGGCTGTCAACGGTTAACCTACCGCCGGCAGGTCCACCCCCCACTATGCTGCAAAAGTTCGGCGGAGCGCTTAGCTCTGGCGCGCAGATGGTCAAGGATAACCCCGAGGTGGCCATAGTGTTAGCCCAGGGCGGCGCCGAGCTGGCTAACTACCTCAGCGGTAAGACAGACGCGCAGATCCGCGAGCTGGAGTCTAGCATCAACGCCAACGACGCCAACGCGCAGAGAACGTTGTTTACCATCGCGGAAGAAAAACGCCGACGAGCTAATATCCAGGGCGCGTATCTGCCGGCACAAGTAACCCCGGCTCAGCCAGCACCGATGCAGAGTAATCCTTACCAGCCAGCCGGGCTAATAGCCGGTGCGATGCCAAGAGGTGTTTGATGAATATCGACGAAATCCAAAGCAAAATACAACTTCCGCCTGAGCTTCAGGACGCATACACTCGCGTTGTAGCCGCCGGGATGAAAGTGCTTTTTTCTAAGCAAACGCACGATTTGATGCTGGAACAACTGAACGCTCCCGGCGATAATGCTACCAAGCTTGGTCAAGGTATCGCCCGGGTGATTGTGTTCCTTTTCAATGAGTCGAACGGCACTATGCCACAAGACGTCATTGTGCCAGCGGCCATGTTGCTGCTGATGAAAGCGGCGGACTTTATCAATAAGTCAGGCAAGGGGCAGGTCTCCGACGAAGAGATAGGGCAGGCCATGGAGATTTTGATCGATTCACTGTTTGAAGGTTTCGGTGCTGACCGGTCTGAATTAGACGCGGCCATGAGCCAGGAGATGCAAGCATGAGAGGATTGATTGCAGCCGCGCTTGGTGGAGTATCCAGAGGCGTCGGTCAAGTAGCCGAGAAACAGATTGAAGTTAACTCTCGAAAGGCTTTGATGGAAGCCGAAGAAGAGATGAACGCGCGCCTGGCCGAGGCTGCCGAAGGTCGCGCGATTGCCGCTGAAGGCCGAGCTGAAACCCGCCTGCTTGCTGCTGAAGGCCGAGCTGATGCTCGCGCGATTGCCGCTGAAGGCCGTTTGGATCCTGTTGAGCGAGAACAACTGAGTCTGCTTCAAGCGCAGGTCTCTGGGGTTAGACGTGACAGCGCTTGGACGGAGAAAGAGCAAGGCATTAGAACGCGGCTTGGCGATGCGGTTTTTGGTTCGGAAGATTATAATACCGCACAGCAAGAACTTGACGCCATGCTGACTACGGGCACCCGCGCGCAACGCGCGCAAGACAACGTTGCTGCGGGCGCCAGATATGTAGACCTGGCTGAGTTAAATTTTGATCAGGCTGAACAGCTCAGAAAAGACCTTCGCGATGGAAACATTTTTGAGCCAGATGACGTTGCCGACGCTAATGAACGGATAATTCAGCTTCAAAGAAACGCAGAACGGGCGATGATGGACGCGAACGACTTGCTGTCTGGTGGAGGCAGCGGCGCGCGGCAGACGCCGACGCAACCGCGAGTGCCCCTGGGGGCGCAACCGCAAAGCGCTCCGCAACCGCAGAGCGCTCCGCAACCGCAGAGCGCTCCGGGGGTGTCGTCCAGAGGGATTATCTCTACGCAACAACTGCTAGGGATTACCCCTTCGCAACCAAGAGACCTTACTTTGTTTTTCAGACCGGGGACTACTATTCCCGTACGGCCGAGAGGAGAAATGATTAGTGGAGTCTTTTAATTACTTAGCCGCCCGCCAGGCGGGGTATTCTGAAGAAGAGATTGGTCGTTTTCTTGCAAACCAATATTCTTTTGACTATGACGGCGCGGTAGCAGAGGGGTACAAGCCTCAAGAGATCGTAGACTTTTTGTCTATCCGAGAAACGAAACCTGTGGCTGCTCCTGAAGTAGAAGAGCGCACGGTAGGTAATGCTGTCCAGGATTTAGCCGCGTCGTTTGGCGTCGGCACCGGGCAGCTGGTTGGCCTGCTGGGTTCAGCTTACGGCTTGACCACCGGGGACATGGACAACAGAGCCACTCGATTTGGCGCCAACACTGCTGAGTTCTGGGAGGCGCGTAAAACGCCTATACTCAAAGCCGCTGAAGATTTGCGCCAGGCCAGGGTTGACGCTGCTGAAGGTGAGTTTGAAAAAGCCGGCGTCGCCATTTGGGAGACTATTAAAAACCCAATGCTGCTTGTCAGCGAAGTCACCAAACAGGTGCCTAACTTAGCGGTGGGCGGCCTTGCTGGTTTAGGTGCTAAGACGGTTGGCAAAGTAGGCGCAGCAACTCTTGGCAAAGAACTTAGTGAGCAGGCGGTAACCAAAATTGGTGTAGGCGCCGCTACGGGCAGTGAGCTTGGTTTGTCTTCGGCTGATTTTGGTCAGTCCGCGTACGACCAGTTGATGGCAATACCTGACGAGGTGTGGGCTGCAAACCCTGACCTGCAGGAAAGAACCGGTGGAAACCCTGACTTGTTCTTTAGGGTCAAGCGGGAGATGGCCACTGAGCTTGCGCAGAACAGCGCGATCGCCGGCGGCATTGTAACGTTCGGCCTGAATAAGTTACCCGGCGCAAAGACCATTGAAAAAGTATTGGGTGGCGACGCGTTAACCGGCACAAGAACTCGACGTGCACTCACGGGTCTCGCAGGCGAAACGGTATCTGAGGGCGCTGAAGAAGTGGCCACACAGCTGTCCGCTAATATCGCTCAAGCCCAGATAGATCCCAACACTGATTTGACCGCCGGTCTTGGCCAGGCGGGTGGCCTTGGCGCGTTAGTCGGCGGCGCCTTTGGTGCTGGTGCTGGCGCTCTGTCCCCGCAGAGAGCAGAGGCTCTAGCCCCGTCAGGCTTAGAAAGCCTGTCCGTCGGGCAGACAGACACTATAAACGGCAACATTGTCTCTAGAACCCAATCCGGTTTTGACATAACCACTCCGACCGGCATGCGCATTCAGACTGATCTTAGTGGCGCGAACACTATACTTAACCGCCCGGTCGAGGAGCAACGGCCGCGCGGACTCCTACGCGACGCAACCAACGCCGGTGAAGCGGTATCCGCTGCAGAAGATATTATTGGCAGCATCGACGCAGACATCGAAGCCTTGGAAAGAGAAGTAGACCTGGCGTCGACTGACGCAATCGTTGAGTCGATTACCCCTGCTCCGATTACCCCTGCTCCGATTACCCCTGCTCCGCAGGAGACCCTTCAGTCTGGTCGAGGCCTGCTCGCTCAAGAGATGACCGGTACCGCGTCTGTTACCTTGCCTCCGGTTGAACCTGCGCCTACGTTAACCCTGGAGGCATTGGCGTCGGCTGACATCTCCAGTATGCCCGCGCCTGAGCGACAAGAGTTTTTAGCGGATCTAAATTTTGCCCGTACGGCAGAGCTGCCCGCTCAGCGTCAGAGCGCGCTCACCCGTGCAGCAGAGACCTACGGCAGAACAGTTGGTCCTATTCAGCAGCCCGTAGCTCGAGCAACGCCTGAAGAAGCCCTGCAGGCCACCAGGCAGCCTACTGCTGAACGTCTGACCACCGCTGCGCCAGACATAGACGCGCTGTTAGGCGCCGACACCCGCGGCCTGGATCAGGAAGACCGTGCAGACTTTAACGCTCAGCTGGCCATGGCACGCACCGCAGAGCCTGGTCCAGTTCAGACCGCTGCACTTAACCGTGCCGCTGAGATTTACGGCCGAGCGATAGGACCTATCCAGCCGCGCACACAAGCGCTTGCTGCGGAAAGGGTGACCACTGCAGCGCCTGATTTAGACGCACTGTTGACCGCGGATACCCGCGCCCTGCCACAGGAAGATCGAGACGACTTTAACGCTCAGCTGGCTATGGCGCGCACCACAGAGCCTGGCCCCGCGCAGACCGCTGCACTTAACCGTGCTGCCGAGATTTACGGCCGGACGATAGGGCCTATTCAGCCGCGCACACAAGGCAGCGCTCGACCCGAAGCGCCAAGACCGACCCGGTTGTTAGGACGAGCCACTGAAACATACACCGCGCCTGAGCTGCAAAGCTTAGCGGACAACACCAAATTGCCGGAGATTACTCGCCGAGGCGCTCAGATTGAGCTGCGTGCGCGTTCTGATTTCGCGACGTCCTTTAATCCCACAATGGCGCCCATGCGCACGCAACCTTTAGAGGTGTCAACGAATGTCGAAATCACCAGAGCAGCCCCAGCGACGCTTCAGCAAGGAGGCGCTGCGTCATTGCCTGACGCCGCTGTTAACGTACCGACTAGAGCAGATGAAAGACGTGCAGCCTTCCAGCCAATCCTCGACTCCGTCCTGCGCCCCGGCGACCCCAAAATAACTCTGGGCGCTCCGACGCCTGAAGCAGAAGCCCAGATCCAGGAGATGAGCAGCATCCTTGGCAGCGCGTTTGGCCAGGATCTGCCCGTGGTGGCGTTCTCTGATCCTTCGCCAGAATCGCCAAACGGTTTTGCGCTTAAAGGCCAGGCGTTTGTTAACGTGTCCGGGTTGCAGATCTCTGCCCCGCGCACAACGCTGCATGAGTTTAAACACGTTGTCGAGCAGATTGCACTTGCTGAGCGCGCGGCGGGGCTTACCGACACCGCCGCCCAGGAGTTTACCGAGCAGATAGAAAGCATTTTCGACGACATGAGCGAGGAGGGTAAACGCAGCTACGCTGAGAAGCTGTTGTTCACCGCAGAACTTGAAGGCCTTTCTGGCGCTGAGCGGGAGACCCGGCTTCAAGAGCTGTTGGCTGACCCACTGCTGCGCTCAGAGATGACCGCTGACTTCCTGGGCAACCGTGCGCAGGATAAAAAGTTTTGGACTGACCTGGCCGCGGCAGATCCGCAAGGGTTTACCGGGTTCGTTGAGCGCTGGCTGGCCGTTGTTAATAACCTGCTGGCGCAACTACGCGGCGCTAAGAACCAGGGGACTAAAGAGTCTGCCAGGGTCGACAAGTATATCAAAGACTTGAACAGAGCCAAGCTGACCGCGCAGAGCGCGCTGATTAATTACCGCAAGGCCACTGGCCAGGCGCCCGTTGCTACGCCTGCCGCAGCCGCAGCGCCTCAGTTCTCTATAAAAGAAGGCGCCTCGTTGGCGGACACTGCATCCTTAGCCGGTGCTAACCGAGTCTCATCGTCGCAGACCTGGCGAAAGGGGCGGGACTTGAAGGTCGCGCTCCAGCAGCGCGTGATTGACGCAGCTGCCGCGCGGGGCATAGACGTCTCCACCGATAGCCCCGAGACCCGTGAGTACCTGCGCGAAGTAGGTATGAAAGACGCACTGGCCGCGCTAAACCAAAACCCCAACGCCATTGGCTGGTACGACATTAAAACGCGCCAGGCCTTAGCCGTGATGTCTCTGGTTCACCCAGAGATCGCACGCGATGAGAACGCCCGGTTTGCGTTTACCTGGGCTTTGGCCGTTACTTCAAACGGCATGAAGGTAGAGCAGAATTTTGAGTTAGCTGAGAAGGCGTACGATCGGTACAAGCGCGACGGCGTAATGCCGTCAAACTTGGGGGCGGGTACCGCTGGAAAAGCGATTAACCAATCGCTCGCAATGTTCAACGAACTGCGCGACGCGTGGGGCATCGACAACCTACGCCAGTTCATGCAGACCAATTTTACGGTTAGCGAGATCACCGGCCTGAGCAAAGACCTGACCCCGGGCGGCGAGTTTGCAAACACCACGGTTAAAGGCGCTGCTATCCTTGGCCCTAAGATCGGCAACGGGTTCTTCTCTAACCTGTACGGAGACTTCACCAGCCTGACCATGGATCGATGGCTTATCCGCACCTGGGGACGCTGGACGGGGACGCTTATCAAAGCGATGCCTGAGCAGACCGCTCTGGCACGCACCCGGTTATCCAACAACGTGAAGGCTATAGTAGCGAACAAACAAGAGGCCGCTCGGTTAGAGGCGCTCATCGGCGCTGAGATCACCGCCGACATGGACGTTGATCAGTTGTCCGCGGTGGTACAAAAAGCGTCTATGGATCCTAAGATCCGAGCAAAGCTTAACGAGACTGATCTAGGGCAGACCCTGCGACTGGCCGGCAATAGCCTGGCCAAGTATCTCGACGGGCAAAAAGAAGCGCCATCTGGGCCAGAAGAGCGTCAGTACATCCGTGCCGTGTTTAATGATATACTTGACGAGCTGAATCAGACAGACCAGTATAAAGACCTCATGATGGCAGATCTCCAGGCTGTCCTGTGGTATGCTGAAAAACGGCTATACGAAACTGCTAAAGACGACCCAAATCAACTTGCCGCAGACGAAGGCGTCGAAGGTTATGACGACGAGTCTGCGCCAGACTACGCTAACGCCGCCGCGCGTATAGCTCGTCAGAAGGGCGTCACAGACAAGCGTATTAATGCGACATTAAAGAGAATAGAAAATGAACGATCAACAGCAGCACGATCTGAAGATGGCGTCTCGCAAGACGCTGGAGACAGGCAGCCGGCAACAGGTAGAGGCTTTACTCGCCAAGAAAAACGCAAGTTCATTGGAGAGCGAGCCGTCCTCAGAGTCAGGGCCGATCGAATGGGCGATGCGCAATCACCCGGGTCTTACTCGTCAAAAGGCCAACCAGATGGCGGACGCGTTCGGGTTCTAAAATCTTTAGGTGTCTCGTACACCAACGAGTGGAAGTTAAACCGAGACGCCGCCACGGCGTTCAGGGCTAATAAGATGCCTGCTCCAGAGTTCCTGGAGTTGGCATCAACTGCAGAAAATGCTCAGAAATTTGCCGAAAGCATCTCAGAAAATAAAGCCACACATCCTTTTGGCGCAGCTGTTTACGTGTACTCTCCTGAAGAGTACCGAGACATGCGCCTGTTCCTTACTGAAGACGGCAAGTCTGGCGTAGCAATCAAGCCTGACGGGGACATCGTTTCTGTGTTCAGTACCGGTGGCGCCGGACGAGCTGTAATGGAGCTGGCGGTGGCCGCGGGCGGAAGAAAGCTAGACGCCTTTGACACCATCCTCCCAAAGTTCTACGCACCGCATGGATTCCGAGCCGTTGCTCGAACCCGGTGGAACGACGAGTTTGCACCAGAAGAGTGGAACAAAGACACGTTCGAAGAGTTTAACAACGGCGAACCCGACGTTGTATTCATGGTTTACGACCCCGCTAAGATGGACGCCGAGTACAGCGCTAAAGACGGCAAAGTCATGGCTGAGTACGACCGTGCGGTAAGTCTTCAGAACCGTGAGATGAAGCGGTTAACGCCGCAGTTCAGCCGCAAGCAGGGCGACGTCCTGGCCAGAGATCCTCGTCTGGAGCAAGCCGCTCAGGGGATGAAGGAAGGTACGGTTACAAGCGCTGAGTACCGCGAGCTGGTAAATGCAATCAAGCCGGTTACCCCGTATACGGAAGCCCCAGATCCAGCCAAGCCCGAGGACATTCGACGCGCGCTGACGTCTGACAAACTTGATCGGATCGGCGTGCCCAGTAAAACGCTTAAGGCCGGAGACCCGGTCGGTCTGCGCCTGGATATCCCAGCCTACGCCAACCACGGCGTGTGGGTTGTCTCTGTTCACGATCAGATACCAGGCTTTGCTGCCGGCAAGTCGATCGGCTACGAGAGCGTGGCTTCGGTTACAAACCCCACCTTTGGCGTCGTTGAAAGCGCAGCGCTCAACATTGCCTCCGGGAAACCGAAAGCCACCATCGCGGTAATGAAGGGCGACTGGAAACCAATCACTCCTAAGCAAGCATCTGCTACCGCCAAGCTTGCTATGGATTCAAAGAGCTGGGCACAGGTGGGCATGGACCCTACCCGGCACGCGTACTTCTACGACCGCGCCACGCTCCAGCCAGTTGTGTCCGCTGACGAAGCAATCCAGGTGGGACCTCTCGTTCTTGCTAAGAACCCGGTGTACGGTAACAAAGAGGATTTTCATTTTAGCCGTAAGCAGGCCGATGACACCGACGAGCCGGTCAGGATTCGACTGGGTCGAACCGATAACACGGCTGCTAATAAGGCCTTGGATTCTCTCCAGGCTAAGCTTGCGGCCAACCCGCTAAACGATAGAGAGCTTACGCGCAAAGGCGCAGCGGTTAACCTGTCCGTGGACAACGGGGCGCTACGCATATCCGATATTCGCAGCACATCACCCGGCCAAGGCGAGGCTTCAGAGCTGTTGGATATGGTGCTCGCCGAAGCAGACACCGCTGGCACAAAGGTTACGCTTTTCGCAGACAGCTACGTCGAAGACAGCGGGCTTAACACCGATGCCCTGGTCGATTGGTATTCTCGCCGTGGGTTTGAAGAGGTGCGACGAGACGAAGACGGCGTAGAAATGCGTCGGTACCCTGCTAATCTGCAGTTCAGCCGTAAGCAGGGCGGCGACGAGGTTGCAGACATCCGCGATGCCCGTGAAGAGCGGAACCTGCGAATGTTCTCTCAAGATTTACGGTCTCGAATTTCAGATTCAGTTAAAACTCGCGCCGAGAATACCCGTAAAGTCGATGCTGAGGGGGGTTTCCTGGGCTTAGAAGTAGGAGACACTTTCTTGACCCAGGGGGCGGGAGGGCGCCGCTGGCGTAATAAGGTTATCGCTAAAAGTTTATCGCGTGTCGGTCCCTCTATGCGTAGGCCTACAGGTAACCTGAACCCTATATCTTCTGAATTTGAATATACTTTCGACAATACGGTTTACACCCCTGCCTTGTACGTAGAGACCATTGGTCCTGACGGAGACGTGTCGCAGACTACAAACCTGCTCTATCTCTTGGACCAGACCGGCTACACTAAAATGGGAGGGCCGAAGTTCAGCCGTAAGCAGACAGACACGCCCGACATCCGATTCAGCCTCAAGCAGCAGCCGTTTTACAGCAGCCTTAAAAGGGCTGTGGGTGATATGCCTGAGCGTATGCGCACGCAGCCTGCTAAACAGTGGGTGCAGTGGCTCACCTCGCCATCGAATCAGAGCCGCTTCGGGTTTAAGAAAGACGAGGTCAGCTGGTCAGGCGTTGAGGATTACCTCAACCTACGCGGCAAGGATAAGGTCACTGCTGACGACATCATCCAGTACCTGAACGAAAACAACGTGGTTGTACAGGACGTTGTGCTCGGTGGTACGCCGGTAGAAGAAAGCGCATACCCTGCCGGCACGTTCATGCTTCCGGAGTCTGGAGAGACTGGCGACATGGCGTATTGGCGCGAAGAGCTACAGCGCATTGCCGAGGAAGAAGAACTAGACGTTGATACTTTAATGGATGAGCTGGAGGATGTATCCGGTGAATCTATGCCTGTCGATGCTCCCGAAGACTCTGTTCAATACTCGCAGTACGTGGCAGGGCAGGGCGAAAATTACCGTGAAGTGCTGATCACTCTACCTGTCAAACAGGTTACAAAAACCTGGGTTGCTGACGACACTAAGAATGGTTGGCGGGTAAAAGACCAAGACGGATTGTATCTAGGCACTATCCGTAAAGATAACGCCAAGACCGCGGAAGAAGCTATCGCCGAAGCCGCGCTTACGTTTCGAGGACGCAAACGTGCAGAGGAGGTGGACTATAAATCTAGCCACTGGAGCGCGCCCAACGTTCTAGCCCATTTACGCGTGGATGACCGGTTTACATTAACGCCGTTGACGCCTGATGAAATAGCCAAGTTAGAGCTAATAGGCAAGGCTGAACCTAAGTTGAGCGCTGCGCGAAATAGATTAAGAGTTGCGCGGCGCGGTGCTGCTTTACGCCGCGACGTTCGTATCGATGCCCTTAAAGATGAGCTGCGGCCACTGGTGCGCGCGGGGCAGCTGCCCTTATCAGAGATGATTGCCAGACTGGATGAGGTGTCTAGCGAAGAAGATCCTTTAGTTAAAAAAGCAGCTGAAGAATTTCGCCAGTTGCAGGACTCTCTTTCAATTCCAAATACCCCTGTTCAAAATCGACAGAGCGTATTGTTCGTCAACGAAGTCCAGTCCGACTGGGGACAAGATGCTCGTAAAAAGGGTGTCCGGTCAGAGACTTTTGTAAAAGATGACAGATCAGTGTGGTCGGCTTTTGACGAATATACCGACACTCTTTACAGCGGCCGTTTTGACCGGGCGCTGGACTACTTAAGAATCAGATCTATAAATCCTGTGAGTTTTTTAAGGAATTCGTCTACTGATGAAATAAAAACGTTCTTCAACAAGTACGAACCTGAAAACGCAGCCGAGATAATTCCTTTGGCGGAGACTTATAAAAACGTAAGCGCGTTGCGTGAATCCCAGGCGGTGTCTTCTAAAGGCGTGTCCCCTGCACCGTTCATAGGCGACACCGAATCCTGGGCTACCTTGGCTATCAAGCGCGCGGTAATCCTGGCGGTGGACGGTGGCTACGATAAGTTGGCTTTCGTCAACGGCGAGCAAGCTGCTGAGATGTTTGATCTAAGTAAGCGCGTGGGAGAGATCTTATACAATGAGGGAGACGGTCGATACTCGTTAGTAATATACAGCCCTGACAATGACTTAATTCATAAGCAGGATAACGCCTCCCCAGACGATGTCGCTAACCTAATTGGTAAAGACCTGGCTAATAAAATAGTCAACGGTGAAGGGGTGTACAGTGATAGTTACGGCGCCACGGTTATCTCGGGACTCGACCTGAAAGTCGGCGGTGAAGGCATGGCCGGTTTCTACGACGGCATCGTGCCTAACATCCTGCGTAAACTTGCCAAGAAGTTCGGCGGCACGGTAGCTGTTGAGCCAGTCCAGGTCAGCCCGGGACGTAGCAAGACCAATGATCAGCTGACCTTAACCATCACCGACGATCTGCGTAAGCAGGTTGAGGGTGTCGGCCTGCCTTTGTTTAGCCGCAAGCAGAACATTTTCGGGCAGCCTTTGCCAGCCAGCAACTGGTCTGTCGAAGACGGCAAGATGGACGAAACGATCTACAATCTGCAGGACAAGCTGGTCGACACCAAGCGTGTGCTCCAGGGCATACGTAAAGCCAGCAACACTGTCGCCGACAGGTGGGACGGGTATCTGCAGGAGACGTTGTACCACGGTCGCACCGCTAAGCGCACAACCGACTTTATTGATGACGAGCTGTCGCCTTTGATCAAGGGTATGGGCGCTGCCAACGTCAGCATGAAGGAGTTCGACACATACCTGCATAATCGCCACGCTCAAGAGCGTAACGCTGTAATAGCCCAGAGAAACCCAGCGCTGCCAGACGCCGGCTCGGGCATAAAAAGCGGTGACGCGCGTGCGTACCTGGCGGCTATGGATCCAAATCGACGGGCGACTCTCGAGGCTCTTGCTCAGAAAGTAGACGCCATAACTGAGAAGACCCGCCAGGCGCTACTGGCCGGCGGTCTTGAGAGCCAGGCGGCCATCGACGCGTGGGAGGCCACCTACAGTCAGTACGTGCCGCTCATGCGGGAAGAGCTAGACTTCGACCCCAGCAGTGGCTCAGGTGGCTCAGGCGCCGGGTTCGACGTTAAAGGCAGCTCGTCCAGGCGCGCCGTTGGATCTTCCTCAAGAGCGGTGGTGGACATCCTGGCCAACATCGCTATGCAGCGTGAGCGTGCTATCGTGCGTGCTGAGAAGAACCGAGTCAGCCAGGCTATGTACGGGCTGGCCATACAGAATCCGAACCCTGGCTTCTGGCTGCCGATAAACCCCGAAGCGATTAAAGACAAGACGGCTTTGGCAGCAGAGCTGGTGTCGATGGGCATAAACCCTTTGCAAGCGCAGAACATCGCCGAGCAACCAAAACAGACCTACGTTGACCCACGCAGCGGGCGTGTTACTACCCGGCTAAAATCCTTCCTGGCAGACAATCCAAACGTGCTCGTAACCCGGGTTAATGGCAAAGACAGGTTCCTGCTCTTTAACAGCCAGGACGAGCGCGCCAACCGCATGGTCAAAGCCTTGAAGAACCTGGACGCGGATCAGCTTGGCCGCGCTTTGTCTACGGTCGCGGTAGGCACCCGGTGGTTCGCCAGCGTGAACACCCAGTACAACCCTATCTTCGGCGCGATCAACTTTACCCGCGACGTACAGGGCGGCATGCTTAACCTGTCAACTACACAAATCGCAGGCAAGCAGAAGGACGTTGCAAAAAACACCATGCCCGCGCTGATCGGGATCTATCGAGACCTGCGCAGTGGCACGCCAAGCCAGTGGGCTACTCTGTGGGAAGACTTCCAGCAGGCGGGCGGTCAGACCGGGTTCCGTGACCAGTTCAGCCAGAGCGAAGAGCGCGGCAAGGCTTTGCAAAAAGAACTTGACGCGCTGCGCGACGGGTCGGCTAAGAAAGCTGGTAAGGCTGTTCTTAACTGGTTGTCTGACTACAACACTGCTATGGAAAACGCGGTGCGACTGTCTGCGTACAAGGTGGCGCTGGACAACGGCGTCTCTAAAGAGCAGGCCGCGTCATTAGCTAAAAACTTGACGGTCAACTTCAACAAAAAAGGCCAGGTCGCAACGCAGATGGGCGCCTTGTTCGCGTTCTTTAACGCCAGCGTGCAGGGTTCTGCCCGGTTGTTGGAGACACTGAAAGGTCCAGCCGGCAAGAAGATTGTCTACGGCGGGCTGCTCCTTGGCTCCGCCCAGGCGCTGGCTATGGCTGCGGCTGGATTTGATGAAGACGAGCCGCCGCAGTTCCTGCGCGAGCGCAACATCATCATCCCAATCGGGGACAAGAAGTACCTGGCCGTGCCAATGCCACTGGGCTTTAACGTAATCCCCAACACCGGCCGCGTGGTAACCGAGTGGGCGATGTCTGGCTTTGAGAACACCGGCGCAAGGATGTTTGACTTACTCGGGTCTTTCGTTGACATGTTTAACCCGGTCGGCAACGCCGGGTTCTCCACGCAGACAATTCTACCTACCGTTGCAGATCCGGTTGGGGCGCTGTTTGAAAACAAAGACTGGTCAGGCAACCCGATTGCAAAAGAACAATTTAGCGGTCTTGCTCCTACACCCGGTTACACTCGCGCAAAAGACACGGCCAGTTGGTTATCCAAAGAGCTGTCTTACTATCTGAACCTGGCGTCCGGGGGCACAGAGTTTGCTCCTGGCGCGCTAAGCCCCACACCAGACCAGCTTGATTACCTGTTTAGTCAAATTACCGGCGGTCTGGGTAGAGAGATCATGAAGACCGAACAAACCGCCACGGCGTTAATAACCGGTGAGGATTTGCCACCGTTCAAGATACCGTTGTTTGGGCGATTGTACGGGGACACTAGCACCAGCGCTGCGGATGCTAACCGGTTCTACGAAAACATCCGGCGGATGAACATCCACAAGGAAGAGATCGATGGTCGCCAGAAATCTCGCAGGCCAGTAGGTGAGTACCTGCGAGAAAACCCTGAAGCCAGACTGGTCACCGCTGCGTCAAGTACTTACCGCGAGGTGCAGCAGATGCGCAATCGTAAGCGCGAGATGGTGGAGCGGGGCGCGTCGCGAGAGTCTGTCCGGATAATGGAGCAGCGAATAGCCTCTCGCATGAGGCAGTTCAACGATCGATTGGATCGTATGTAAACCCAACGTCACCGCCGAGGCGCCACTTGCTTTTATCCTCGACGGTGTACTTGTGGGTGGCGACCTCGAAGTCCGGGCGCATCAAGGTGTCGTGGGCTAAGGATGTGTCGTAGAACAAGCACCGGTTATTCGGCTGCAACGCGTACTGCCCGTTGTCCAGCCGGATAAGGTTGTAGCTCTTGTGCTCGTCTGGCGTTTGCGTAAACGTGAAGTCCGGTATCCTGGGGTCGGGTTGCGCGCCGTCGAGCGTGAGAACATACACGCCGCCGCGCAGCACCTTGTCCTTGCAATAGACGTCGGCTCGAAGGCCGGTCAGTAGCGGCTTTTCAATCACCTCAACGTGGTAGCCCAGGCAGTCCCAGATCTGCAACACGTCCAGCGGCTGGTCGTCCTCGATAGCTTCTTTCCAGGCGAAGGCGCTGATTGGCAACTTGTCGTACAGCGCGCCGTACTGCGGCAGATACGTCTCAAACCTAAACGCTTCGCCGCGGATAGACTTAACGCTGCACCACACGCCTTCTACAAATTCGCCATGGCCGCGCTGGTGGTCGTACAAATATTCAGCTCTTACGTAAACTTTGATCGGTGGTAGCGGGCATACAAAACTCATATTAATCTCCAAACTTGCGTTTACGCGACTCTTCGATCCAGCTACGCATAGGTTGAGCGCTGTATTTTGAGTAACCCTTGGGTATTTGCTGTATCTGTTTGCCGGCAGCAAGGTACTTCTTGATGTCGTCGGCTATCTTCCTGCGCTGGTCAGCCAGTTCAGGTGAAGTCTCTTCCACCAGCCGGTAGTATTTCTGTGACCTCATAGATCCCCCTAGCTCTTTGGCATCGAGTGCTTTAAGAGCCACTCGTCTACGTCCGCTTTCCTCCACAGGATTCGATTAGAACCTGGGCGATTGAACCGCGGGGGTAACTTTTCCGGATTGCGCCGGGCGTCCGCCTTAACCGTTTCAGGCGACAGCCTGAGCAATTCAGCAAGGTCGTGTGGCGTTAATAGTTTATCTGTCATTTTAAACAGCTCCATTAGTCAATCTCTTTCATGTAGTAGTCAGTTATAAATCCGTCAGCCCGCAGAGGTAGCCCGGGCGCCCAGTCAATCGCACGCCCCATGATCTCCTCCATCTCCTTAAGCCTATCCGTTCGCTCTTCCGAGACGTCTTCGTCGTGCACCGTAAACATCTGGTTAAAGCCCGCCTGGTCGAGCGCAAGCATCGATTCAGCCAGGCAGTCCCGGGCGATAGCCTGCACCAGGTTCTCTACCGCACGCCCGCCGAAGGTCGACATGCGGCACCAGCGCCGCGTCGTCTGGTCGATACCCTTGTAGGTAACCGAGCCTTCGCGCGCCACTATAAAGTCCCCGTTCTTCAGGTCTTGCGTCTCTATGCGCGCGCTCGCGTAGAAGAGTTCTCGCCCACTCGGCAGCGTAACGATCAGATACCCACTCGCGTACCGGTATTTAATCGTGCTCTGGCCAAAGGCTATCTTTATCTCGACGGCCGTCTTGCGGCGTATCGCCTCCTTCATGGCCGTCTCTACGGTGTACCAAAGCCGTACGATCTCAGGGTTAGCCAGCCGCCAGGCGTCCTTGATAGGGCCTAGCTCTTCCTCCGGTATCCCCATGTCCAGCGCGCCCATGTTAATCAGCGCGTTAACGCCGCCCTGAAACCCCAGCGCCAGCTCAGCGATCTTACCCTTCTGTCGGTAGGGAGACTTCTTCGTCACGCTCCCCGCGGGCAACTTAAACATCTGCTCTGCCGACGCTTCGTAAATCTTGCCGTGCGTTTTAAACACGTCGATGCGCCACTGGCACCCGGCCATCCACGCGATAACCCGAGCCTCGATCGCGCTGAAGTCAGAGATCACAAGGAGGTGGCCGGCCTTTGGCACCAGAGCCGTACGTATTAACTGAGACAACGTATCGGGCACCGAGCCGAACAACAGTTCAATCAGTTCTACCTCTCTCTTAATGACCAAGCGCCGGGCTAAATCAAGATCCAACAATTTATTCTGTGGCAGGTTCTGCAGCTGCACCATCCGCCCTGCCCAGCGTCCGGTTCTGTTAGCCCCGTAGAACTGCGTTACTCCGCGCAGGCGGCCGTCGCTGCACACACCCCGGCGCATCGCCTGGTATTTATTAACCGAGGTCTTGGACATCTCCTGCCTCAGTCTCAGCACGTCTTCAACGACGCCTGGTCCTGCTTTCTCAAGCAGTTTGGGCACGCTCGTTTTGCGCAGGTCAGTCACGTCTTCGCCGGTCTCTTTCTCCAGCCACCGTATTAACTGCGACACGCTGTTCGGGTTACTAAGCCCGGTGATCCGGGTCGCCTCTGCGCGCATCGTCTTCTTGACCACCTCGTCGCAGTAGATCGCCGCGTCAATCAGTTCTATGTCCACGCCCACACCGTGCCGAAACATCTTCTGGTCCAGCAGCCACAGCTTGCGCTCTTTGGGCGGTACTGGGAACGTTGCAAGTTTTCCGCACACGTATCGCTCTGACTTCACGTCCCCTGCGCAGTAGCTCTTAAACAGCTGCCACTTCTGTGGCTCATGGTGCGGGCGGTTTCGAGTTCTGCCGCCGTTGGTTTTAGTCGGCCGGCAGGGAAGGCAGAACACCCTGATTAACGCGTGACCCGCGCGCTGCTTGTGGTACTCGTCCGGCGCCTTGATCGCGGTGCACACTCCGGCCAGATCGTTGGGCAGCCCGAGGTATAGCGCGTGTACGCTGGTGCATTCCCACTGGTCAGCCGGCAAATCTTTGCCCAGCATTTTGGATAAGCACGTCATCTCGAACTGCGCATTAAATGCTTTCTTACGCACGTTGGCGTCGAACAAGGCGGCCAGGACAGCGGCAGGTATCTGCTCACCCGAGGCCAAGTCAATGACTATCACTGGACCACTGTCCAACGCGTACCCAAACAGCAGCACCTCAAACTCAGGCGACTCTGCATACCTTGCGACGCCGCACTTCTTCAGATCGACGTCGCTGTAGGTCTCTATGTCAACGTGCATGGTTCTCATTTGTCGTGCAACAACGCTGGGGTGCGCTCGCCAAAGTACGCGCACGCTATGTTGAAATCGTAGTACTCAAGCGCTTCTTCGTGCGACATGCTCTCTTCCGGGATCTCGATAATCTTGGCGGTGTCGTAGACCACAATGTCCCCGCCGGCAACCGAAGCAACGCCAATGATCGCCTCGTCGAAACCGTCCAGGGTTATCGCGCCTTCGTACCGCTCATTTATCTCGCTTATGTGCATATGCAATCCTCCTCGCCAGGTTAGCGTCTCGCTCTTTGTAATTGCTTGGACTCTTAATGCCGAGCGACAACCCCGTCTCTAACGTGAGTCCGGACTCGCCTGGCTTGGCATAATAAATTTTGTTTCCCGCCGCCAGGTATTTAGCCACCTGGTCGGCGAGGTCTTCAGAGGTAATCGTCACTTTCGTTTCGAGTATCTGCCGTCTTTGCCACGGGTATCGTTTTTCCTGGCTTCATCCAGTTCTTCCAGCAGCATATTCTGCGTCTTCTCAAGCCTGGCGACCTCCGCTTTTAACGTGCTCACTTCTTGCCGGGCAGCAGCCAGGGCAGACCACGGGTTAACCATCTCACGTATATTCATAATCAATGCCTTCTACTGTAGTTTTGAGATCTCTATGCGCCTCAGATAGGCGAGGTACTTACCGTACACTTCCCCACTGGTCGCTCCATAAAACACAAGATTACATTCGTTGTACGAGGTGCGCAGGCACCAAAAGTTTTTACTAACGCGCGTCATATTTTCGCTCCTGAAGACCCCCCGCCTTTACGGCGGAGGGCTTGTTTATCAAGCCAGGATGTCGTCGTCTTCTTCGACACCGAACACGTCGTCAACGTTGACCCCGCCGCCTGACAGTCGCACGCCGTCGCTCTTCTTCTGAATCGCTTCAAGCCCAGGGCTAACCCCTTTGTTCTGCGCGCTGGCGTAAGCGTAGAAGTTTATCACCACGTTCGCGTAGCAGCCGCTATAGAGCTGGTCGTCATCGAAGATCTCCTGCTTTTGCTGGTCAACAACCTTTGGCATACGGTTGTAGTTGGCGCAGCGTATCAGGTACATGCCACGGTTCTCTTCGCCGGCGTACTTGAACTGTCCGTCTTCCTTCGCGTCTCCGTCCAACAGCGGAGATTTGCTAGGACCTTTGCCAAGCTTTGCCGCGCCCGCCTCTTTAGCCGCCGCAATCGCCGCCCGGATCTCATCGAGCTGCGGGTGGTTCTTGGGAACTAAACAGGTGGTCGACCAAACGCGTTGGCCTTTATCGTTCAGCTTGCCTTTAACAGCAAAGCAGTAGGACAGTCGTGTGTTTCTTAATACGATTTGCGTGTTACTCATAAGCCCTCCTGGGGCGTCTCGTCGTTGAAATAAGCCAGCGCGTCGTACGCTGGCCTCTTATCGGATTCCGGTACAAGCGTTGGCTTGCCAGCCGGTTTCTCGATTAGTGTGCCGAGTATTTCGGCGAATGCTTTCTTACCTAACAGTTTTTCCATGGCCGTTATGCCCAGCAAACTGTGCTCATATATCAGCGCAGCGTCATAACCTTTTTCTATCAATGCCTCAGCAACGGCGTCCTGGTCAACGTACCTTCTGTTGCTGCGTCCTTCAACAAGTTTAAAGCCGGGTATTGGTTTGCCAGACTCAAGCCTTTTAAAGCCCCAGTCCTTTACATCACTCAGCCACTTAATGACTTGATCCGCTCGCGCCAGGACTTGCGCCATCTGCTTGTCGGTCAGCATGTCAGGCGGCTCAAACGCGAAGGCCGTGTCGACCAACTCTTGCGCCGCTTGGTTACGCTTTGGACAGGTGAACCTTGCCCGGCAAAAATAGCTGTGGCAGTGATCGCCTGCGACCATCTCGCCCTGGCCTTCCCAGGCGATCAACGCTTTGGGCACCACGACGTTCTCTGCCCACAACAGCAGATCCTCGACGGTCATCTCTTCATAGCCCCAGTTATCAAGCCGTGGCTGCAAGACGTGGGTGCGCACCCGACGTATGTCGTACAGGTGGTTCATCTCGTTGTACGCGCCCAGCCCGTATAGCCGCATCTGACTATTACCGGTAGGCGACACACCAACACCTTTGCCGTACTTCAGATCTGCAATCTCAACCAGGTCGTCAGTGATGATGACCAGGTCTCCGGTGCCAAAGCCTTCGGGTACCCAAGGGCTGAAGTCAAGCTTGCGCTCGACGTAGATGACCGGGTCTGCGCAGCGCTCACGCGCTTGCTCGATCAGCGTCACCGCGTAGTCCACGGCGCACTGGACGTGATCCATCATGTCCACCGTGATGCCTTCGGGCACAGCACTGCCCGGCACGCCCAGATAGATGTTCAACATCTGCTCAAAGACCTCATGCGCCAGGGTGCCCTCCGCCGCGAACGCGCTGTCCTCGTCGACGAACTTGTCTTCGAGTTGCGCGCTTGGCGTGCAGACCAGCCACTTGCCGCTGCTTGAGGCAGAGAGCACGGCGTGCTTACGTTCACTCATCGTGCAGCACCTTTGGCACCCTGGAGAACATCTCGGTTTTAAACCAAACCTGCGCGTTCTGACAGATCTCTTCGACGTGGGTGTTCATGTAGGCGAACATGATCTGCGCGCCGCTGGGCATCGTGTCTGGCGGTAGTCCGTCAACAGTGCCTGTAATATCAACCGCTCCGGTGTCCAGGTTATCTTCAAATATTATTGTTGCTCGCACAGTGCCAGTCCTCTTGAGTAGATTTCGTCTAGTTTATCCGTGGGTATGCTTTTTAGATTTGTTGCCCCGTATTCAGCAAACAGCGCCGTTATCGGCTTTTTATCTTTGAGTGTTGCAAACAACGCGCGAACCTCTTCAAGCGTTCTCGTCGGTTCTGCCGGCGGATGTTTAAGTTCTGCCGGCGGATGTTTAAGTTCTGCCGGCGTCAGCGTAACGTTCTCAAGCGTCGGCGGCGTAACTGCTACTGACGCCGGTGGCTTAACAGTCACGCCGTCCGGATCTGCTTCAGCCAGGTGAAGCAGCATGGCCGCAAGGGCGCGCAGCTGTGCAGGGTGTTCTCTTCCGTCTATTTCTATCTTCATGCTTGTGTCCTCCCGGGACATGTCTTGAGGTACAAAGACTACATCAACTGGATAAACCCGTGCAAGAGGTTTATTTATTACGACAAACGCTTGATTAATTATTCGTGGCCATCGTACTCTATCGCTCCCGAGGTATTTTATGTTGTCACTTGTAATCACACCGGAAGCCCTGGCCAAGTTAATCCTTGGTGAGGCTTTAGTATTCCGGCTCCCCGATTCTGGAGAGCCGGTTCAAATCTATGTTTATGAGCAGGGCTATATCGACGAAAGCGTAGCGGCCGCGATACTGGAAGTCCTGCCTTTTATTGGGGAGAAGCACTGATGTGGATCACATGCACATACGACGACGAGGGGGAGATTACTAACCCCGAGTACGTCAACGCGCCAGACGATTCGTTCTGGTGGATCGACAAAAGCAACAGACTGCACACGGTGATGATGAAGTCTGCTGTTTGGTTTCGTCCTGATCGGATCGCGCGCGTAGGTCACCCAGATGAATAAGGATAGCGCGGCGGCTCACTGCAAGCGAGTGGGCATCACGGCCAAGGCACTGGCCGGGCATCACGATGTGCCGGCAGACCGGGTCAGCTACTGGTACCGGGAGAACCGGAAGTTATTTGATCACAAATTGGCAGAGGCGGCGGTGGCCGCGAGGGGGCGTAATGAAAGCAGAAGAGATACTAACCAAGGCGGCTGGGCACTTGGCAGACCGTGCCAAGACGTACGACAAGCCCGAAGGTGAGCGCAGCATGGAGAAGACCGTGCAGATGTTCAACACACTGGCAGGCACGCAGCTGACGACTGAACAAGGCTGGATGTTTATGGTGATCCTGAAGATGGTTCGTTCCCAGCAGGGTGACTACAAGGCTGATAACTACGAAGACGGCGCTGCTTACTTTGCACTGGCTGGGGAGCGGACGAGTACGCCGAAGAAGCTGAAACTACCGCCTCTATTGCAATTCGGTGCGCAGCAGTGTTTACGTTGCGGGGCAACTGGAAAAGAGCCACTTGGTCACCATCTAGGTTGTCCGAATGCGCCAGACGAGCGCCCAAGACAAACCCGGCGACAGCAGCTCATCTCAGCAGGCATACCCGCGCATGAGTTTGACGGAATAACTGACTCCGACTTGGACGGGATCGCTACCGACGTACCCTCTAAATCACTGGCCGAGGCGTTCATTTGGGAGGACACCACGCAGGGGAAAGAGCACTGGGAAAAATGGGAATCGTTGCTGGACGGAGAGAACAACAATGAAAAATGAAGACAAGATTATGGGTTCGATCCTTGTGTTTGTGTTTTGCCTGATCGTAGTGATCATCATAATGCAGCAGCGGGAGGTACCGCAGGTACGCCACGCCATGGAAGCATCATACGGTGAAGTACCGAAGCCGCAGAGGCATGGGGAATGAAACACAACGCGCATTACATGGCTTGGATACTGCACCGGATCAGGTGCAGGGAGGTGGGGAATGAGTGACAGAGAGTTAATTGCAGCCGCGCAGGCACTGATCGACGGCGACAGAGCTGAGGCATGGAGGTATCCCACTGAGTGGGAGCTGTTAGTTGCACGTCTTAAGATAGCCGCCCAAGCCCAAGCGGTAAACGGAAGCACCTCGGACGGGTATCACACTTTCGATGAGTTATACGAGTTCCGCAAGGCATACAACGCTGCATTTTTTAACGAACTTGCAGCAAATAATAGATGCCACGTACACAAGTCTTGGAAACACCATGACGGAGAGCCATGCTTTGGCGGCGGCTGGTTTATTGTGGTTGCCGTGTTACCAGACGGGCAGATTAGTAATCACTATGAAGCAGCATACTGGGACTTATTTAGGGTTCCTGAGACAGAAAAAGCATTGTTTGAATTTGATGGGCATACAGGTGCAGATGTTATTGCTCGACTTTGCTCATACAAGCCACAAGCCCAAGTGAGTGACGGGGAGACTCCGGTAGCATGGCGCACAGATGACTACGCTGACGACTTTTCAGCAACGACATACGACCGTAAATTAGCAGAGGTGTGGAAGAAAAAAGGATGGTGGGTAGGGGCGCTGTATGCAAGCCCACAACCAGCACAGCCCTGCCCATACATCGTCAACGGCGGCGAAGGCACAAGCTGGTGCAGACTGGCAGCAAGGGCGCAGGTCAATCAGCAGTTGCTGGAGTCGGAACTGACAGGCGCGCAATGGTCTACTGCCCGCAAAGTGTTTGAGGAATACGCAAACAAAGTGAACAGCGCGGACAAATATGAAATGGCTTCTGCTTATATGGATGCAGCGCCTCAAGCAATTTATGATGCCATCGCAGCGGCACAGGAGCAGGGGAAATGAAAACATATTACTTGATCCATGAGACAACAAAAGAACATGTACTTTGTAAACCCGGCAAACCGTTGCAGTGCATTGGCTACAAGACCGTCGAAGCCGACTCCGAAGGCTGGATCAAGCACACAGGGGATGAGTGTCCGTTGCCGGATGACGCACCCTGCTTAATCAGATTTAAATCTGACCACGAATCCGGCCGAACGGATGGTACCCACTGGCATTGGGACATTGGGACAATAACCCACTACCGCCCCATCCTCACCGAGCAAGCGGAGCCGGTAAAAGAGCCAGACTACGACCCGCGCTCAGTGTCGTTTAACCCCAAGTCAATAACTGAAATGATTAATGAGTCTGGCGCAAAAGCATCTCCGTGTATAGACGTTATTACTCGGTTGAGCATTGCGCATAGCTCGGCGCAGCAGATACCCGACCTTGAAGCTGAGTTGCGGGAAGTGCTTGGCAGTATGGGGTATGACCTTGTGGCAAGGAGTCCGTTCACACAGCAGCGCCACGGCGCACAGGAGAATAACAATGAAATATAGAAAAAGGCCGGTAGTGATTGAAGCAACTCAGTGGTTTAAAAACGGGGATCATCCGCTTGACTATGTCAGCGACCCCGCGTCACACCGCAAGGCAAATAACTGGGAAGGGGAAGTGGTGCGGTATTTTCGTCATCCGGACAAAGCGTACGCCGGTGAGCGTGAGTGTGAAAAGTGCGGTCAGATAATGCACTTGCATGGCTGGATCGACACGCTTGAAGGCGGTCACATTGTCTGCCCCGGCGACTGGATTATCACAGGCGTAAAGGGCGAACACTACCCCTGCAAGCCAGATATTTTTGAACTGACTTATGAGGCAGTTTAAGCGCCACGGCGCACAGGGGGAGTGATGGAAACTAAAGAACAAACAACAGCAGCATTTAAAGCAGAGCTTCAAGCATTGCTCGACAAGTACAGCGCAGAGCTTGAGGCAAAAGACCATTGGGAAGGCTACTCAGAGACCGGGGAGGATGTGCGTATGACAGTAGACATTCCGGCGATTTACGATAGCGAACACAACTGCCTGCGTGAGTATACTGAGATTGATCTAGGCTCATACATATGGCCGACTGAGAAACAACAGCGCCACGGCGCAGGAGAATGAAGTGACAGACAGAGAATTGCTTGAAGCTGCGGCGAAGGCTGTTGGGTATGAAGTAACGTGGGACGAAAAGCTTGGAGACTTTACTGAAAAAAAGTGGTTTTCGTACACTTGGAACCCGCTCACCTCGGACGAAGATGCATTCAGGCTTATGGTGGATTGTGAGATGGAAGTAACGATTTACATCACTAATGTCAGAGTAGAACACCCAGACGCCACGCCACGCGGGGCGGTTACCGAGAGATACTCCGACCACAACAACGACAAACACGCTGCAACCCGTCGAGCAATCGTCAGGGCTGCGGCAGGAGAATGAGATGAACTATAAAGAATCAGCCCTGTACGAACGGGGGCAGAAGTACAAACAGTTTGGTGAGATGCTGATGGACGAGAACACAACCATCGTGAAGCTGTCGGATTTTGCTTTAGAAAACGGGTTTGAACTTCAACTGCAGGTCAAGCCTGCTACTGAGCCGCAGGAGTAACACCGGCAACCCGCTCGCCGGTTTAAGAGCGGAAACTTATGGAGATAAAACCCATGAAAGATGAAGTATTGTCTGAGATGAGCGACTGGAGGAACTGGCGGGAAGGAGATTGGATAGAATGTCTCTCCAATTTTGATGGAGGGCTTACCGCAGGCATGTTGTATACGTTGTTGAGCGTCGATTACCCTGGTGTGTACGTATTTCGCGACGACGATGGCGAAGAAAACGGAGCCTTAATAACGGATTTTCGCTGGCACAGTCGGCCAGTTATGCCGTTAACAGCCATGCAAAGTAGAGCTGCGATAAAAGTGTTGCTTGAAAAAATTACCAGCGACCTTACCCCGGACGGGGCGCTCAAGTACACGCAGGCGGTGCTGAACCTTACCCACGCCGAGGCGACGCTGGCGAACATGCGTAAATAAAACCACGCTGCCATGGACGGCGGCACAACAGCGCCACGGCGCATAAAGGGAAATAACATGGACCATCGTGTCAAGTATATGATCGATCTGATCGAAGATTGTAAGCAAGCCATGGGTGCTCACACAAACGAGCAAGCTTTTGAGCACCCGCAAGACCGCGCCAGGATAATAGCTGCTCTGGTAGTCGCCGATAGTTTCAACGGCCTGCGCAAAGCCATGGTCGAGGGGCGGTGATTATGTATCTGCCCGAAGCACTGACCGTATTACATGAGTTCGAGCTGGTGCCTGTTGCGCCTGGTGGCAAGCGGCCAATAGGTGAGAACTGGGAGTCCGGCCTGCCTACCGCCACGCTGCAGGAGATCGCTCGGCGGCACCCAACGGCTAACGTTGGCGTGCTCGCCAGGCGAAGACCCGCCGTGGACATCGACATCACCGACGAAGCCTGCGCCGAGGCCGTGCAGATGGCCGCCGAGATGGAGCTGGGCATCGCCCCGGTGCGCGTCGGCCAGGCGCCTAAGCGTCTGCTGATGTACCGCACCGACAAACCTTTTCGCAAGATGAAGGTGTTCCTGACCGCGCCTGACGGCGCATCGAAGGACGCCGATGGCAAGGAATACGCCGTTGAGTTCCTGGGCGAGGGTCAGCAGTACGTCGTCGAGGGCGTGCACCCATCCGGCAAGGGCTACGCCTGGGACACCGAGTCCTGGTGGGACCAGCCTCTGTGCGTGGTGAACGAAGACAGCGCCCGGGACTTCCTCGACGTGCTGCCGATCTACCTGCCGCCCGGCTGGACGGTGCGCTCCAAGGTTGCCCCTGTCACGGGCGGCGACGAAGACGACGACCTGCTGCTGTTAGCCCAGCGTCCGCTCGATGACTGGGACATTAACCGCGTGATCGCTGACATACTGCCCTACCTTGACCCTGACTGCGGGTACGACGAGTGGCTGCGCATTGGCCAGGCGTTGCACCACCAGGGCGAGGGCGACGCGGAGTGGCTGCAGCTGTGGGACGACTGGTCCTCAGCTGGCGCGAGCTGGGCGGAGGGCGTCTGCAGCGGCAAGTGGGACAGCTTCGGTGGCTACTCTCGCCGTCGCGTCACGCTGGCCACGCTTATCTTTGAGACCAAGGCTGCGCGCGACGCTGCTCGGGTGGCCGCGTCCGGGGCAACGGTCGCGACGCTGCGCGCCCGGGTGGCGTTGGCCACTGACCTGGCTGATCTGGAGGTGACCATCTCCCGCGACGCACGGGGCGTTAAGATGTTAGAGGTCGACCGCGAGGGCCTGGCCGTGGACATCCGTAACCGGGTGCGCGAGCTGGGCGGTAACATAGGGCTGGGTATCGTCCGAGGCTGGCTTCGGCCGGCGAGGGTGACCCGCGACAACGACGCTGCTGCGTTAGACGCTCCGCTGTGGGCTAAGGAGTGGGTGTTCTGCGCCAACGGGGACAAGTTCTTCAGCCTGGTGAACAAGCAGCAGGTCACCGCGTTTGGCTTTCGAGCCATGCACAACCGGCTGATGCCCGTTGACCTTGACACCGGTGAGCGGGCGCGCGCTGATGTCGCCTGCCTGGAGCAGTGGTCTATCCCTGTCGTTGACAACCTGGCCTACGTCCCATGGGCAGGCGCTGTGTTCGAGATGTCAGGCTGCCGCTGGGCTAACCTGTTCAGAGACGATCTGGTGCCCGAGGTGCCTATCGAGATGACCGAGGAGGACTGGGACGCGGTGCGCGTTGTCCAGGCTCACGCTGCGGTTATGTTCCCCGACGAGCGCGAGCGCGAGCTGCTGCTGTCCTGGTGCGCATGGCAGGTGCAGAACCCAGGGGTGAAGGTGCGATGGGCGCCTTACCTGTTCGGACTGGAGGGCGACGGTAAGTCGTTCTGGGGTTCACTGGTCGGCTCTGCCATGGGGTCTATCAACGTGCGATCGATAACCGCCAAAGTGCTGGAGAGTCCGTTCACCGGGTGGACGGTGGGCGCTGCGGTTATTATGTTGGAGGAGATGAAACAGCATGGCCATAACCGGTTCGATGTGATGAACGCACTCAAGCCGCTGATCACCAATGACGTGGTTGAAGTCCATCCCAAGGGTCGGGACCCGTACATGGCGCCGAACACGGCCAACTATTTGTTGCTGTCTAACTACATGGACGGGGCGCCGGTGACGGATTCAGACAGGCGGTACCTGTTCCTGCGTTCGGCAGTTGAGCTGGATGAGGTGCGTAAGATGGACGCCGACGGGTACTTCGGTCGGCTGTTTAACGTTGTGCATAACCGGGCTGGTGCGATTCGTGCCTGGCTCCTGGGATACGACTTACACCCGGAGTTTTCAGCCAATGGCAGGGCACCCGTGACTGACGTCAGGGGCGCCGTGATCGAGGCAGTGAAGACAGATTTGGAGTCTGTTCTGGAGGATGTACTTGAAGATGAGGGGTTCGGAGATACGCTTGCGATCGCGGATCTGGTTACCGCTTTGAAATTGGCGGGGGTTGTTGAGGTGTCGGATCGGGGGATTGCGTCGGCGCTGGGTAAGCTTGGTTACTCTTTTGTTGCGAGAGTTCAGGTGAACGGGAGACGGGCGAGAGTGTGGAGTCGCAAGATTAGGACGGCGGAAGAGGCAAAAACGTGGGCTGCCCACATCTAAGTGGGCAGAAACGCTATGTGGGCAGGGATGTGGGCAGCTGTAACCCCCTGATTCTACTCTTCTTATTTATATATATACCCACATACCCACATAAGTATATAAAAGTACGCATATAGGAGAGTGTATATACTGTATAAGTATACATATATGTGTTTCTGTAACATAGCGAATAGGAAAGGGGGTTTTTGTGGGCAGGTGGGCAGATGTGGGCAGGGAGAGTTCCCTGGAGAAAAAGC